AGTATACATATGGCAGAAAGATCAAGAAGGAACAAAACTACTTACGAAAGGATAAAGGACGCACAAAAGAAAATTATTAGTACAGAAGAAAGGCTTACTCAATTAAAACAAGAATTGGACAGTTTATACACAATATTATTTGAAGAAACTGCCAGACAACAAAATACAGAGATGAAAAAACTATTTGACATTATAGGGGAGAAACACATATCTATTAAGGATGTTATCAATTTGCTAGAAAAATAATAATAAAAGTAGGAATGTCATTTTGCAGTCTTTGAGCATGGAACATGATGATAAAATAGTTATACCGCATGTTTAAAAATACCGCTCCCCTATCGAAGTCCAGAAGGGGAGTGCTTCATTTGCACTCAAAAACTATTTATGTATAATAGAAAATGGAGGTGTTTTAATGAAGAAAGAGACAATAGGACTTACACTACGTGTTCCAATAGAAACAAAAATACAGCTAGAAATGATTGCGAATAAAGAAAAAAGGACAGTTAATTCACTGGTGAATAAGATACTGCAAGACTATATTGATGGCGTAAAAAAATAAGGGACTGCACATTTTCGTGCAATCCCTTAAATTAATTTTGTATTGTTGACTTTAGCTCCGCAATTTCTGCCTTTAGTCCTGCAATTTCATTTTGTAATTTTTGAATCATATGTGTATTAAGCGCAACAAACTCAGAATATCTTAACGAGTAATCGTATATTTCATTTCCATTCTCATCGAGTATAGCCTCTCCATTTTCATCTATGCGCAAGTCTTTACAAAATCCTGCAAAATCCCTCCCTGTAAGTTTAAGCTCGCCCAATGAGTCTTCTACATCCTGAGAAATAAATCCATAATGTGTACGTCCGCTTGAACCATCTTTAAGCTTAAATGTAACTGGACGCAATTTATTAAATAATTGTTCTTGCGTATTTTCCATATCAACAATATTTGTTTTTGCATTTCTATCAGAAGTTAAAATTGTACCAGATGCAGCATAAAGTTGTGCCCATTTACGACTGGAAAGACCCAGTTTAACCTTTCCGTCATTGTTTTCATTTTCTACATATACAGCATATTTACTAATTCCTAACCTCATATCAGTTCCGTTGTCTACCGATTGCCCAGTTTGAACATATATAATATTTGTTTCCTCGCTATTAATGTATGTATAAAGTTTTCCAGGTGTGCCAGTCTTGCCAAAGAAAATTGCGTCATCAACTTGTAATGGCCATCTGCTTTCAAGAATATTTTTTTTTTCTGCTAGTTTACCAAATGCTACTCCAGTACCATCTTTCATAATGTTAAATATTCGAGAAGCACCAAATACGGTAACAATAGGCGACCGTATACTTTGGTTATAATTGTCCACAAGAACCGCATAAACTAAATACGTAGAATCCGTGTCAAAATTGCTGATATTAATCCCGCTGCTATTTTTAATAATTTCCTTAGCAGATTTTTTAGTGCTATCTGTAAGTGCATTTGCGGCAGCAGTCCAACTAGTGTTTGTGTTTTTCCTGTAATATATTTTTACAGTACCCTTATTCGTGTTACCTACAGATGGATAATTAACTTTAAAATCATATTTTATATACGTCCCATTATTGTCTTCTGTACCATCTGATTTACATCTATATACAGTAAACGAAGAAAATTTAAGTTCATCAGTATTATAATCTTGACATGTAATAGAAGCTGTTTTTGATGCAGTTCTGCCTCTTTTATCTTTAATCGTTACCGTATAAATAAACTCACCAGATGCAGACATTGTGTTACTAGTTGCGGAGGCGTTCGTTGCAGTGCTCGACACAGTTGAAGATATATTTTGCCCAGAGAATGTATAGGATACAATAGAACTTCCAGCCCCTGCAGCACATCCGGAGACTGATATGTTAAGTTTGTTTTTCCCTTTTACTAAAATATTTCTTGGAGTCCCATCTGCGGTAGTAATTTTGACTGGGCTTAGAGTTATTGTGCCAATCGACGGCTTTATTGAGGTTGGGATAGTAAGTTTAACCTCTTTGTATGACGCATCTCCAACTTGTGTACTATAACTAGAATCAGAATATGTTCGGAAAGTAAATCGTAATGTTCCGCTTGTGCCACTCGGCAATTTTTCATATATCGTAGAAAGTTCACTACTTGATAAGGTTACGGTCGCCGTCTGCTGTGATGCGGATTTTGTACCAAGTTTGATAGATTTAATTGCTATAAAATCGTTATTAATGTTTAATGATATATTGCATCTATTATAATAACTTGAACTTTGTGGTGTATATTTATATGTCAAAGTCCCATCAAAATATGATGTGCTACATGATAATGAATTTATTATAGATGCTCTTGGAATTGTATCGAGTACTACAGTTTCTGACAAAGAAGTAGAGGTAAATGTTGTTTCAACCATTTTCCCAGTTGCAGATATAACAATAGATTTTGTACCGTTTGTGTTATGCGGAACCGTTACACTGTATGAATCCATTACCACCCATCCAACATCACGATATAGTTTAATTCTATCATGATCATATTTGTGAATTGTTTTTGTTGAACCATTAATTGTAATACTTCCTTCAAAAGTTGAACTATAAGTTCTATTAGAATATGATGAGTCTTTATAATAAGATAGTGTTGCACTTACTGTTGATGTATTATTGTTAATATCTGTTGTACTACTCCATACAATTCTACCCGTAATATATTTATTAGAAGTACTACCATAAATTGTTCCAGACGCCATTTTATCACCTCATTTCATATATCCAAAGCCAAAGACAAACTTCCATTATTCTCAACCTTCCACATAAAGTCACCAAATTTTACTTCACAATTAAATTTAGCGCCATCATTAACTGAAAGATTTTTTATTGTCGCTTCTTGGTTGCTAATACTAACAACTTCTTGCGCAGTACCACTTGACGCATCCCAAAACCCCATTTTTGTAGAACTAATATTTACATAAAATTTTTCATCAGCCTGTCCAATTCTTAATCCAGTATCCGCATTAAATAAAAAATACTGCTTAACATTATTCAATACCGCAGTACTTTCTTTCATAGCGTCTTCCCAATGTGATGCATTAAAAGTACTAGAAGTTGTATTTGCCTTTAGTAGGTTACCCGCGCTATAATCTCCACAAGTTTCTCCGTCCGCAAGTATCCATAAATCGCCTTTTGAATATCCGTTATTCGGTCTGGACGTATATACAATATTTCCATCTTGATATTTTGAATCAACCCACTTGCTTCCATCCCACATTTTTAGTATACTCGGAGATACAGAAGTATCTAACCAAAGCTGTCCCTTTTGTGGATTATTAGGTGAAGACTCTCCAATAATAGGATCGTTTAGATCCATCACAATTGCATTTGTTCTTGCTATAATTTCATTACCTTTAAGTACCCTACAATTTATACTTAACGCCCTAGAAATTTTTTCCTTAGGAATAAAAATAACCGCAGATTCCGTATTAATGAATAAATCATTTTTATAAGTATAATCACTTTGAACGACTTTCCATTGATTAGAAATATATTTCCCGAGTACCGTATCATATTCAATTACATTATTATCATATGTATTTTTACAGACAAAATATATCATATCTCCTTCAGAATATTTGTCACTAATATCTGTAGTGATAATCCCATCTTGCACACTATTTTTATCTGACTTGTATACATTTTGACTACGTATTCCTTCTCCTTCTTCTTGTATATTATTTTTGTACAATTCGATATACATAATCAAATAATCTTTTTCAACGTCGATAATATTGCTACCATTAAAAAAATTTGCAACTGCCGTGTAAGAAATGGTCTTATCCGTAAATGAAACATAATCCTCATACACTAATCCATCATAGGTCATTTCGCACTTAATACTTGAATAAGCATATTCGCTGCTATCATCGACTATCAATGTTGAAGATGTCGCATCTTGTATTTCTTCATATTCACCATTTTCATTAGAAATACGGGTCCACCACTTCCATTGATAAGTAACTTTACTTTCGTCTATCTTTTCTCCTGCCTGAAATGCAATTGTTTTTAATTCAATTGATGTTAATTCATCAGAAAATTCAAACCCGTCAACAGAGTAAATTTGAAAATCAACCGCATCTGTGCCGCTGTCTCCGTATGCTCCTATGATTGCAGCATCCGTTTTAGTAGTAGTAGTGTCATCAGTATATGTAATAACTTCATAATTCCATAAATATTTATCAGTAGGAGACAATAGAGGTACTTTTTCTAACCATTTTGGATTTTGTGGAAGTTCAGGTGTTTGAGTAACTAAATAATAATTTTTAATATTTGAAATGCTCCTGCCGTCATCTCCCTTCCCGTAAAACCCTATAATAATTGGATCGGAAAGATCGGAAGAGCCAATGCTATAAATGACCTCTTCATAATTCCAAAGATATTTTTTATCTATATTTATAGTTTGTATTTCTGTAGTCCAGCCTTGTGTATCTCTAGTTACATTTTCGCTTTTACTTGTTGCCAAATACCACTCTTTAATTTCTATAATCTTTTTTTGTTCTGTAAATGTAATTTGATTCGATGTTTTAATAGCCATATAACTCCTCCTCTCAGTCTGGCAAATCTACTTCACATGTAAAACTTGAATTATAATATACATCATCTGCATCAATAATTATTGATTTTGTACCTTTATGCTCTGGCATAGCATTCCATATATCATCCAATTCTGTACTGGTAGAAACTCGTTTCCAATTAAAAAGACTTGTATCAAGTGTGTCTGTAATGTCAGAATCCCAAGAATACACTTTACAAGTCAAGGTTGCTTTGTCTTCTGAAGTTGAAATAATTGTTGAACTATTTGAAACAATTTCTACTTTGTACATCTTTGATGTATTAATGTTGTCAACTTGGTTTTGAATTTTTTCAACTTCATTTTTTACATAATCTTCTTTAGCGTAGCCTTCAATTGAGCTGCCGCCACTCATCGTGACAGATCCATCTTCATGTACCTCAAATGCATATCTGCCATCATCTTGTAAGCCAATTTTTATTGTTCCACCTATAATAGAACTACCTTCCACTAGTCCCGCGATTACGGCTTGGGCTAGGAGTCCCCAATACGTTATACCATCAATGGTGAATTCACCGAGAACTGATTTGCTAGTTTTAAATCCATCATCGGTGAAAACTATTTGATTGTTAACTAGCCAAACACGTTTGTCACCAACTTCGCCAGTATCTGGGTTTACTGCCTCTAAGTGTCCTTTATGTTTCATAAGGTTCGCTAATTCTTATGTGCTGTTCTACAACACTCATACTTTCATATGAGAGCAGACCATATCTTCACCCTGCAAACAGGGGCGTACCATTTCGGAACGCTTGTTCCTAATACCGTTATATGTAATGGCCGTTGAACCTTACTCATAATTTTCATCTAATATTTTCCATCTATATCCACCCGCGTGTTGCCTGTTGCCACTACAACAAGAACTTATATGCGATCTATTTATACCTGTCCCATTTTGAGCCGCCACAAATCCTTCCCAAACATCAATGACGTTCCAATCCTCGTCGCATCTTGCAACGGTTTTAATTTGATATTTTCCTCTTTGCTCTATATACTGAGGTATGACATCGGGAACTTCTCCATTAGCATACCTAAATTGATAACCACCCGCTGTACCCGCTTCATTCTTGCACACTCTAGATATAGATGTTACATTAATGTTTAATTTACGCTCTATATCAACCATACAATCCCAAATTTTTATTAAAACACCATCGAGTCCATATTGCGCGACTTGTTTTGCACGGCTACTGTCTGCGCCCATATTTTTGCCAAGATGAGCATTTCTTAGATTTAATCTTGTTTGATCTGTAACAGTTTTACCAACAAGTGCTGTGCTAATTTTCGCTTTTGTTTCTTCACTTAAAGGTATGCCGTATTTTGGGCTAAGTTCCCCAGTATTAATTTCTCTTAAATGTTGTTTTTGTTCTTCTGATAAGTGTATACCAAGCATTGGGTGCTGTATTTTGTGAATAGGATTGTTTGCCCCAGACATTGATTTTGAAAATACTTTCCTGGCCTCTTCATATTCTTCCGCAGTAATGTTTCCATCTCTTTTATCTGATTTTGTTGTTGTAGACATCATCCACCATGCATGAATTAATTTTTGATTATCTGGATTCTCCAAAGCCAACAACCTATGAGCTTCAAAGTGTTCTCTTGCAAACAAATCGATTAAATTCTCTTTATCATCTGTGCCACCCATACACCGTGGAACTATATGGTGGCACTCATGATATTCATCTCCACAATTAAATCTACCGCGAGTATTTAAGATGCTTTGTATAAACGCTTGATATGTATTTTTCATGATATCACCTCCTGCCATTAATTTTGTATTGTTAAAAATTTGGAAAATAATTAGAAAATTTTAGAGTCTTGGCTGCTGATTGTCCAATGTGTATTTTTTTTGAACCATCACGCTTGTCGTTTTCAACTACGTTGTGGTAATACACCTCTAAGGAGTTCCCAGCAATTAAGTACGTTTTTTCATTATGTATTACTACATAAGGGGACGGTTGTTCATCCCATACTTGTCTATATATGCATTCTGAGTCCCATCAATATTTTTAAGTGCTTCAATAGAATTTAATAAGCCTTCTTCAAGCCGTAAATCAATACTATTAGCCTGTTCAGAACCTTTTGTCCAATAACTTGCATTGGTTGCTACAGACTTGCCTGCACTTATAGCTTTCGACAGCAAGTCTGCATGAATATCGGATTGAGTTCTTAAACTAGTTAGCTCACCGAATTCACATGAAAAGTCGCTAAAATCATCAAAATTAATATCAACCTGCAACAGTCTAGACTGTTTAATATAATCGCTTCTCAATCCAACCTTAATAACATTGCCGAGCTGAAATTGATCTACAATTGGTTCAAATTCTGGCAACGCATATATGTTTGCCATAGACATTGAAAACTGTAATTGTGGCTGACATAATTTCTGCAATTCAATCCTGCCTGACTCCATAGCGTCTTGCTTAAGTTGGAAGGACTCGGCTATTGTTGTATATTCAGTTTCAACAATATCATCTAACTTGAGCTCATCTTCTCGTATAAATGCACTTAAGCGGATCAGTTGATCTTTTGTAAAATTGTTTTCCATTATAAGTCCGTTAGCAATGTCTATATTTGACTTTTGAATTTTATTATATTGTTCTTCATAAATAGCGATAGAAGATTCCCGCGCCGCAATAGCTTTCTCAATAGAATTTAAATATAATACAACAGGATAATAATAACCATAATTGTTGCTATCACTTTGCGACCAGCCTGCTTCAATATTAGTAATTTGAACCTGCTTATACGATTCATAATATAAAGATTTAAGCGGTGTCCTACCTATTTGTTCCCACATTTCTGCTAGAAAATTATTGATTGCATTTTCTACGTCAGAATTGCTTGTCCGTTCGTCAGTAACTTTAGACAATTCAGTTTTCAAATAAGTAAGAGTATAAGTTTCCATAAACTTAAAATCAGTAGACAACTTGTCTAATTCTTCCGACCAATTTGATTCATTATTAAAATACTTTTTTAATACTGCATAAAGGTTTCCCACCTTTGTTTCATCCAGATTTGCAGTATCCATACTATAATATGTAGTATTAACATTATAGTCTGCTGGTAACGTTACTTCCGTATAATAATAATTTGGCGCTGTACCTCCACGAATATAATACGTACCAACTGTCTCTTCATTAACGCTATTCGCTATAGAATATTCTAATGAAAGTCTGTTTTCCTCAAAATCAATATAACCTGCAAGCTCCAACATCTTTTGAGAGTTGTTTGTATATTCTGATTGATACTGATTGCTTTTTTGCATATATTTTGTGTAGGCATCATATAAATCTTGCCCCATCCAATCAACAGTGTAATAATATGATATGTCAGTTAAGTATGGTAGCCCCATATTGGCTTCTCTAATATTTAAATCATCACCATAAGTAACTGTAAGTTGCGTTTTTATGCTATCAGCATCATAATTAATATTAATTTCCTGCGACAAATTATCAAATGTTACAAAAACATCGGTTTCCCATTCAGTCAACGCCCCATCAACAACCTCAATGTGCGCACCAGATTCGGGTATATCTTCTAGTGTTAATGCTCCAGTTCCTGAATTATACTTCCATCGTGTTGTTTTATAACCATTCACCGAAACTGTACCTATTTGAGAAAATGGCGGTGAAATTGTAAATATATTTGTTGCGCCATCGCCTATAAATTTTGCAGTTAATGACTCGGCATAAACATTGATTGTGTTATTTATAGTATCAAACACAACATAACAATTGAATTTTTCGCAAACCTCATTAATTAAAAAATCGTAAATGGATTCTCTATCTACCTCAAATTGGCGGCTTAAAGTTCTAAGTGATGAATCAACGTGGCCAATCGACCAACCATACGCTTTTTCTAAAATTAAATGTAGCAAACTTAATTTTGTATTGTTAGGATTATATAATGTAATTGGTACGATATTATTTGGGTCATCTGCATTTAGCACCTCTAAAGATTCAACTGTACCTTGGTTGACATAAAAATCCTCTAAGTATTTTGTAGACAATGTATACTCATAGCTATACGCAGTAATTTTCTTAGATTCTTTAATTCCATCACCAGTTAACTCTGGACCTTGTATTTCAAAATATCCAAAGTTCTCTAAATAAAGCACACGCAGCGCCTCAATTTTATCATAATACGGAAATACCTTAATTTCTCCTGTAATTAAATCATTATAAGTACGAGCAACTTCAAATGTTAATTCAGAGGTTGAATTAAATTTGAAACTTCCGTTTAAATTCGTCACATCTAATTGCGCAATCTTATCTTTGTTTGTCTCACATAAAAAGAGTCGAGGTCTAGTGTAACCCCCAGACAACAAATCACGAGGTAACTTCATGTACCTCCCTCCTTCCTAACTACTTCGTTTTTATCCAAGTACTTCTGTAAGCATTGTGTTAAGTTCATTTTCATCGATATCTATTTTAATAGATGCAATTAAAGTATCGGTCTCTTGTTTTGTGTATACATTTTTAACAGTTACGTTTGCTATTTTATTGTCTACTTCAGACTTTGTGTATGCATTTGTTATGCCATATCCGCTTAAAGTAGACGGTGTATCTGAAATTCTTGCCCATGGTAGTGTGTCTAAAATTATCTTGCCTGACTCGTCGCATATAGGATCTGAACTCGCATTTAATCCACTAACGCAATCTCCTACTTTTATACAATATATATATTGAAATGTAATGTCACCCTTACCTGTAATGGTAAAATTATTCATTCCACTTTTAAGCCGAGGCCATATATAATTAAAATCACTTCCAAAAATACGCGACGGTTTATCTGAAGTTATCATTAAATTATCAGATAATGTTACAACTTCATTTGTAGCTAAATTATTAACTTGTGTTGTTTCACCTAATGTATTGTTGTTAATAATCAATGATTTTCCCAATGTGTTTTTGAATATTGTATTCATTGTGGTAAAAGTATACATATCGTCAGACAAATTATTAATTTGTAAAGTTTCTTCACCAGTCAATGTTTGTGAAATAGTTTGTGGCGGTGAAAAGCACCATGGGGAACTAGATTCCATAGTAATAATAAATCCAACAATACGAGAATCTATTTTATACGGGCGCACATTTTGCGCAAAACATAGCATTCTATATTTAACCTCATCACCGATATATAGATCCATCCAGCTATATTGTGTTGCACCTGTAAGCCATTTATATATCTCTCTAGTTTTTTCAATACCAAATTCTTTGCTGTCAGGTTTCATAACTGTTATATCTAATCTAGCAACATCAGAATATTTGCTTCCATACATTGTTCTTTTTGTACCACGTGGAGAATCTGTATAAATAGATTCCTGCGACATATAGCTATCAGTTTCTCCACTGTCTCCATTGTCAAAATGAATTATTTGTAGGTTAAAATCCTTATATGAATTCTTACCTAAATAATTGAACGAGGTATGATAACTCGACATGTTCTATTCTACCTCCCTTTTATTACTTAAATATAATAAAGAGAGGAAGATTTCTCTCCCTCTCTTATATAATTATCTCGCAAACTTGCGAAGTGCATTATTAAGATTTTTAGTATGCTGCTCAAGAGCCTTATTAACAACTTTTGTAATCTCATCAGGATTATTTCCATCAAAGTTTTCAATTGAAATTAAAGTTCCGATGCTATTATCAACACTTAATTCCATAGTATTATTAATAATACTTGGGCTTACACTAGCTTGTGGTCTATTAATGTCTAGCATGTACTGTGGATCTAGCTGCCCGAGTTTCATGAGATTTTCCGAAATACTATGTGGCAACACTGCACTACCTTTTGTAAGATAAGCAAGTTTACCATCTTGGGCGTGAAGAACAATTTCCTCCAAACCCATTTCGTCAATCCATGCAAACTGGTCTGTGTCAACCCCAGTAGTACCAAATTTATAACCTTTTGCTCTGAACTTAGCACGAGTATTCTTACCAACAATACCATCAGCAGAAATACCCATAGCCTTCTGGAATGCTCTAACCGCGCTCTTAGTTCCAGAGCCGAATTTTCCATCAACACTCTTAGTACCAGAGTTTCCGTAGCCAAGTTGATTTAACGCATACTGGATGGCCTTAACTTGATTGCCCCTCGCACCTTCCTTGATATTACCACTAGTTTCAGATGCTTTCCCATATGGATAAGACTTACCGCCGCTATCTCCACCACCGCTATTACCACTGCTGCTTCCACTAGAGCTACCACCGCCACTTGATTCTTCTTGCTTAGGAGGTTTATACTCCGCTGATTGATAACCTGTTGCGTTGTTTTTAACAGTATCAACTGACGTGGAGCCAGATTTCTCAATCTTCTCCATGGTTTTCATGAACTCTAGCTCAAGTTTTTTTAGTTCATCTACTGTTGCACTCATGGCGAGACCAAATTTCTCAGAGAATGCTTGAATTGCATTTTCTCCTTCCTTCCAAGGAGAAGTTAAGGATTCGGTTATAGATAAGCCATATTCTTTACCCATCGCCTGTAGCTCTTGATAAATCGCATCAGTATTCGCTTTGACGATGTCTAGACTATCTGCGACGACTTGATTTGTATTTTCTAGGTATTCGTCCCAACCATCCATTTCATCACTCTTAGCATCTTCGAAATTCTCTAGCTCTTTGTCTAAAGCTTCTTGTTGTTTGGATACTGAACGGTCATAGTAAGTTTCTTCCAAATCTGCTTGCGCATCCAAAAGCTCCGCTTCAAGTTGTGCACGCTTTGCTCTTGCCGACGCAGAATTATCACCTGCAAGTGCCGCAAGCTGTCTTTGAATTTTTGCAATATCTTTTTGTTTTTCATTTACACTTTTCTGGAAGTCGTACAAATCTTTTTCTGAATCCAGTTCTTCCTTTTTCTTATCGATAAGTTCCTGGTAGGCGTCTATTTCTTTCTGAATACCGTCCTTAATCGCTTCTACTCGTGTTTTATTTAGATCAACAATAGCATCTTTTGACTCATTATAAGCCTTAATTGCATCGTACTGCCCAGACTTCAATTCATCAAGCTTATCAATATACTCTTCCTCAGTATAGCCGAGCTTCTTCCAGTTCTTATTAAGATAATTTATTTGTTCTTCATATTTCTTGGCTTGGACTTCCGCAGCATCCATCTTCTGCGCATACAAACCAAGTGTGGTGATACCTTCATCAGTCCATTCGGCAGTGTCTTTATCAACAAGGTCTTCATTACTTAAAACTTCAATTAAGTTATCTGCCTCGTCAGATACGGCATTAAGTTTGTCCATCAACAAATCAAACTTGTCCCAATGTAGCTCATTAATTGAATCTTGTGCATCTTCTATGTCTGTCTTAAGATCTATGATTTCTGTATCTACCGCAGCAATGTCATTGACTGTATCGTACCAGTCTTGAGAATATTTCTTAATATTTCCTGCTTCAACTTGTTTGTTTAATTCTTCTTGCATTGCGTCTCGTTGTTTCTGAAGTATATCAATATTTGCTTTATTCTCCTTCATGATAGCTTGATATATGCTAGCTGACTCAAATCCAACATCAGTTTCGAGCAACGAGTTATACGCTTCATACTGATCTATTCTACTATCTCTGATAGATTTTTTATTATCATATCCTTCTGCAATATTGTCAATTTTTTGTTTTGCAAGAGTAGAAATTTCAGTGTTGAGTTCTTCCACCTGTTGCACAAGATCTGCAACTTTCTGTGCCCAATCACGATAATTATTAATTGCCTCAAGCGTTTTTTTGTCAGCATCGCCAGCAAATTCTTCGATTGAAACCGCACCGTCCTGTGCCATCTTACGGTATTTCTCTGGGATTTCTCGCAACAGCTTATTAGAATAGTCTGTATATAAATCAAGTCCTTCTTTTAAAGTACTTAATTTATTTTTATTGACATTAATAATCTGGTCCAACAAACTATTTTTTGCGCTAATACTGACTGCGTTTTCTAATTTTGCATTCATTAGGTCAAGTTGCTCGTTAATCTCCTCAAGGAGCACCTCAAACCAATCAAAAATTTCTGCTGTATCCTCCGCAGAATTAGAAGAACTGCTTTTGCTTGATGATTTTTTATTACTACTTCCGCTACTACTTGACTTTTTAGGTCTCCACAATGAACTTGATTTTTTTGCAATTGGTTTTGCTTTTTTAAACAATGATGACGAATAAGCCGTACCTTCCGCAAATGCTTTACCACGTCCAGTTACATAGCCTTTGGACAGAAGATCGGCTGTCTGCTTATGATTAAAAATTATGTCCCCACGTCGAACATCAGTAAACTCCGCACCATTTTCGCCTACGGTATACCAACGCCCATCTCGAACCAACATTTCTTCTCCAAGCTCGCCTACAAGTGCAGTCTCAGTCCTTGGCACACCCCATAAACCATTTTTAAAAGCTGTTCCATTAACATGAGCAGTACCATTAACGTCAGTGTTTCCAGTACTTACATGATTAGTTGTCACAGTTATAGTTTTATTTTTTAAGTTATTCAAAGATATGCGTACAGCATTTAATCTTTTCATCGTCTCCGAGGTATTTCCAGTAACAGTAAATATCTTATCGTTGATTGTAAATTGCTCAATTGCATCTAATTGTGATTGTATACTTTCACGATCTTCTTCAGGAAGCTCAATACCAAAATCAACCACGAGTTTCGCTTTGTCTTCGTTTAACGCATCAATTTTTTGCTGAATTTGTTCCTTTGTTGGCACAGTCCCCGCTTCTAAGTTTAGCTCTGCACTCAGTTCTGTATAATCTCCGTCCTTAAGCTTCTTAATTTGCTCGTCAATATTTTCTATCGCCAATTGTGCAACTAAAGCAACTGGCTCTTCTAAAGATGTTTTTTTTGCAAGTAATGTGTCATATGCCTGTTGAACCGTCTCATCTCCAGTAAGCCCCAATGATACAATAAAATCATTATCAAAGACATCAGACATCTTTTGCGACTTGTCTTTAACTTCATCAAGTTTAGCAAGTAATACGTCTGTTTGTGTATATTCCTGCCATGTACTATACGCCTGTGCGCCAAGCTCTTGTAGCTCCTGTTTATTTTGTTCCAGCGCCTTGTTAATCTCATCAATACGCGCCTGTTCTTCTTCTGTAACGCCATCTTGAAGCAATGCAAGTTTTTCCCGATTTAAATCTTCTATATTCGAAGTCACTTCCATAATTCTACCAGAAATACTATCATCATCAAACTCTGATAAAAAGTCTCTTCCAGTAAACATTTTCAACGCCGCCAACATAGCATAAAGCTGCGTTGTTGTCATGTTCATTTTTTCAGCCGCTTCATCAAGACCTAAATCGTCTACAAGATCGAAACTATCTACTCCAGTACCAGTAAAAATTTTGCCTAAACCATCTGTTACAAACTTTTCGATGTTTTCAAAATCGATGCTTAAAGAATCATCGTTCAATGTCAAAGTTGGCAATATAGTACTATTGAACGCATCATAAATTGCTTGATTGTACTCCTGACTACCTCTTTCTAACCCAGCATATACACTTGGATCAATTAACGCTTCGACTGCTGCACGTACTGCTTCAGATCCAACCTCTCCGGTCTTATAATAAGCATCATACATTGTCTGCGCCATTTCGACAAAACTATCACCATATGTGTTTTGACTATCTATTTCCTTTGCGCTATCAAATTCTTTAAAAGCATTTGCTGCACCAAGCAAACTTTCTTCAAGCATTTGATATTGTTGTATAGTCCTTTGTACAGAGTTAATTTGAGACAGTAACGAGTCCGCTGCCTCAAAATTTGCATCAGTTAGCTCATCTGTCGAGTCTAACATGCTATCAAGTTGCTTCACTAGATCATAATATTCCAATCTAGCTTGAGATTTAGCAAGTTTAATATTTTGTGTAGTATTTTTCTTGGCTAATTTTACAAGTCTATCAAGAGCTTTTGTGTCCTTAACAACGAGGCTAGTCTCATCACCGAAGCACGCAATTACATCTTCTTTACTATCTGCCATTTTAACAAGTGCATCATGATATTCTTGAGAAACCTCAGTATTTTCTCCTATAATTTCTTCAGTTTGTGACAACATGTCGTTAAAAGATGCAACATCGCTTTGAAGTTGCGAATATGACTTCACCGACGTTGATTCAAAACTCTTTGGATTAACAACGCCGCCTTTATTTGCCCCTGCCGTCGCAGTTTCTACTGCAGCCTCTCCTGCTTCCTCTGCTGAATCCTTGTCTACTTCGACGTCAAGCACTATTGTGCCACGCATGTTGTATAAAGCAGCCAAAATTTTATTTGGATCTTCACCATTTGCAAGTGATTCCTTCAATTCTTTAAGAGTTTTCCATTTACTAGCAAGGTCATTAAAATAAGCTCCTTGTTCTGGGGTCATAAGTATTCCTTGGCCCCATGTTTCGTCCGCTATTCCTTTTTTGATTTCACTTATATAGCCCATATAAGAATCAATTGTTTTCTCAATTTCTTGAGGGAATATCATAGTACCTTTATTTTCGTTCTTCTCAAGATTGAGCATCATATCTCCTACGGACATATTTGCTTCTTTTGCAGCATCTTCTATGACCTTAAAGTTTTGAGCAATTGACCCATCTGCACCAACATAATGCATGGCTTCGCCGGTCTGAATAGCTGTATCTCCTACGTCTGCAATAAGACCTTTTATTTTTTGTCCATCAACTTCAAGTCCTTCAGTATCAAGACTGAATAAATCTTCTTTTGTCCATCCTTCTCCAGCTTTATCAATAAGCCCATATATATACTCATCAACAGTTTGCTTATCAAGAAGCACCGCACCATTTTCAGTTTGCAGCATTGGAGAGAAGGCAATTTCAACTCCATCAAAGTTAGAACTTGCGCCGAAAACAGTAGATGATGTTCCACGAAGGTCATCTATTATTTGGTTCCATGTTGATGTTTGAGTTCCATTTATATCTGTGTACCATGACTCAAGAGCATCTTTATACAAGCCTAAATTCTCGTTTGTCCACTCTAATATTTGCCTATTATTTGTGTCAATATTACCAAATGTTGTTTGAAATGGAGAAACTTCAAGTTTGTTAAACTCATCAATGTCACTCTTGTAGGCTTTATACGCTTCAGATAGCGCCTTTGGAATATCAAAAACCACCGGTAGTTCTATTGGTTCATGTTTCTGATGTCCTGCCTCGACGCCGGTGCTTGTTTCTTGTACGTTGTCATTACCTGATGTTCCTTGTCCTCCATCTACATCTGAAGTACTAGTTGATTCGCTGCCATCTGACTGTTTGTCTTCAGGTTCGTTTGAACCTGATTCTTTACCAGCCATAACTGCAGTATTTTCAGCAATTTCACTCAAAAGACTTTCTGTTGTGGTGAGACCATTCTTTAATGACGCGTCAATAAAAGACTCTGTGTTTTTAAGCTCGATATAATGTCGTAAATCTACCTCTCCGGTGTAACTATCACCATCGACTATCTCATATAAACCATTATCATTTAGCTTGACATGTGCCTCAATTTCTGGATCTACCTTTTCCAGCTCTTCTATAGCTCTTTTTGTATTTTCTAGATCTATAACAGTAGGTTCTTCTAGTCCAAGCAATATGTCCTTTAATTTTTGCATCTGGTTTTCAACAGTGTCCTTACCATCAAGACCCAATCGTGTTATTATCTCTTCTGGCATTACATCTTTAAGCTGTTTGCCTGTATCTGCCATTGCGTTCTTAATTGCTGCATACTCTACAGCTGTTTGTTCAGATTGTTTCTCTAATTCGGCCAACTGGCTTGTCGCAGCAGCTATATCAGCCTCGTTTTCTTTCAAGACATCGTCGCTTGCGCCCTGTTCGAGTAGCGCTTTTCTTTCTGTGTACAATCTTTCAAGTTCGTTTGTAACAATAGTAATTTGTCCTGCGGTGCTATCGTCTAGCTGCAATAGCATGGATAAACCAATACCATCCGCATTGTATTTATCCATTTCAGATAGCATTGCATACACTTGAGTCTTAGTCATACCCATTTTGTCTGCAAACGCCTGAAGTGCATCCTCACCATCTTCAAGACTATTTAGGAAATTAGCGGATAATCCAAACGCAGAGGCATCCGTGCCAGTAAATATTCCAACATCTTGCGCATTTTCTATAAAATCTTCTATGGCGCTGTAATCAATAGAGAATGATTCATCACTTAGAGTTAATGTTGAGAACACATTCTGGTTTAAATAATCTGCAATTGCTCGTATCTGGCTTTCTCCTGGAGCTAAATCTGCATAAATATCACTTGGGACATTCGCTTGAACCGCCGCCCAGAACGCTTCCGTACCAACTTCTCCAGTCTTGTATATGGCATCATACATAGTTTGAGCCATTTCAACATAGCTATCGCCGTATGTGTTTTGAGAATCTAACTCTTGCGCACTAGCAAAATCTTCAAATGCATTTGTTACACCAAGCAGGGAATCTTCCAGTAGCTGATATTGGTTAATTGCCTTTTTAACTGTAGCAATTTCATTTAATATTGACTCTGCGGCTGCATCATTTTCCTTAGAAAACACCATGGTTGAACTTACGACGTCTCCAAGACTACGAACTAAATCATGATATTTGAGTTGTGCCTGTGATTTTGCAAGTTTAGTTTCGGTTGCGAGTTCTTCTTTTTGCGCTTTAATAAGTTCTTTTAATTTTACGGCATCCGTTACAATATACGAACCTGGATCTATAGCTTCAGATAATTTACTCTTGTCAATACCAAGTTTAACGAGGGAATCAAAATAATCTTCTGTCGTTTTTGCACCATCGGCAAATAGCTCATTTGATGTTTTGAGGGCTTCATTAAATGACTCAACTGATTTAGACAACCCAGAATACGTTTTGAATTCAACTGGAAGAGATACAATAAATGGTTTTACCATATCCTCAATGTCTTCAAGAGTTATACCTTCACTTTGTGCCGATAAATCAAGATTTACCATAGCTTCGACTGTACCTACAGGAGAAGAATCAATCCATTCTTGAACCTCTTCTTCTGTTTTCCCAGTAAGTTCAATTACACGTTTTTTAAATGTGTCAATCTCCGAGCCTTCTTCGCTACCTACAAATTTTATTCCAAGTTGAACTGATAGTGCGTCTTTATCGGCAATATTAAGAGTATTATTCTCGCCGCCAATGGCATTCCAAAGCAAATCTATTAGTTCTTGTATCCTTGTTTTGTAATCATCAAATTTTATGTCAGAAGTATCAAAATTATATATACTATCTAAAATATCAGATGCGCTAATGGTCGTTCCGTTATCTAATTTTGTAGTATAATCACCATTTGCTAGGCTCCTAATAAACTGTTTAATATTTTCTTTTTGTTCAAGAATCATTGATTCAGTGGTATTTTCATCTATTGTAAATAATCCACTATTTTTAATCCAGTCAGTTATAAAAGATTTTTCTGCACCAGATAAAGACTCATATTGTTCCATTGAAGATGGTACTTGCAAAAATGTGTCTATCATTACATCTTTATATTCTGTCACATCTGAAATTGTCTTTTCCAGAAACCTATATAATTCATCAATTTGGTTCTGTGTTAATGCTTTCCATTTTCGGTCCTTGTCGTCGACAAAATCTTCTCCGGCAATTTTTAAAATATCAAGCATATTCCTTTGTATTAAATCTGCGTTTTTTATAATATAATCAATAGTACTGTCCCATTCACCCTTTTCAATACCAATAACTTTTTCAATATATTCTGGAATTTGATTGACATATCCAGGTTCTTCTTTACCATTTTTATCAATTTTCGTAGAGTAAGCTATGTTATTTGGTACTGTAATATTAGATATCATTTCTTTATATTGATTTTTTCTATCCTCAAATATTTTTCCAATATTTTCGTCGCTCGTGTAATTTTGTGCGTTTTGTCTAGCCTGAATCTCTTGTAATTTAATTAAATTCTCTAATGCACTTGCATTATTGCCAATTGCTGACGTGACGCTATCATAACCAGATTTTAAATTAGGATTAATATTGCAAATTTGTTCGCAAATTGCCTTATACCGTTCATATTGATCAGAAGTTAATGAAATATTTTCTCCATATGCATTAACACCTTTAGTAAGAACTTTAAATTCGTCTTCTAAAGAAGCATATACATCTGAGTCTGATGACGTAGTTAAAGAAGTTAAATTATCGTCAAATGTAGATTTTGCTTTTTGATACTCATTTGTTAACTCTGACACTTCTTCTCGCAAATTTTTCACACAATGAACCCAGTTATCAATGCCCTCAATTGCTTTGCTAATTACAAATGATGCAAGCACAGCAATACCCATAGTTAGAGCAGAATTTAACAACTGGACGCCCACTGCTGCTGCTTTAGCTCCAATACCAAGCCCTTTCGCATTTACAGTAGCACGCTTTAAATTAAAACTAAGTTGCTGAACGCCATTATTCTTAATAAGTTTAAAAAATTGTCCAAAGCTCTTTTCATTAAATGCTATTTTTGCTGCGAATGCTCCAATTGCAATATTTAATATACCAACATCATCCACTAGGTTAATAATTTTAGTTGCTAAGTCAATAAAAAATTTAAGAACATCAGAGTTCATAAAATTCATCCACATAGTTTGAATGGAATTAATAGATTGGTCGATTCTCCCCTGTATAGAATTCATGTAAGTTTCATTTTCTTTAAGAGCAGAGTCTTCGGCTTGCATTGCAGATTCGTATGCCGCTTCTAGATCTTTAGTGTTGTTTAGTATGGCACTCAAAGTATTGGCGCGATTCTTACCAGCCAAAAGCTCAAGAGCGGCAGACTGATCAAGACTATCTAAGTTTTGCCATACTGCACCGATTTCTTTTAATATATCATATGTTGACTTATAAGCACCAGTATCTGTAAGAATGTTAACACCGGTTAGTGCCTTTATTTTTTCTTGGAGTTTACTTGTACTTTCTACTACGTTATCTGTCTCTTCTCCCATTTGTTCAAGGACTTTTACGCTTGTCCCTCTTAAACGCAAAGAGATAGTACGCAAAGCACTACCTACACTATTTGGGTCCTGAATTACTTTGTTAGCTGCTGCAACAAGTGCTGTTGATTGCTCTAACGAGTTTCCAGCTTCCATAAGCGCACTCGCAGAATCTTGCAACGCTGTTGCTATGCCGTCAGAACTGACGGCGTAGTTATTTCCTACCTCATTGAGCACGTCAACAACATGTAGACTTTCATCCGCCGTATATTGGAAAGCCTGCATCGTACTGATAAGTGCTTCAGATGCACTTGTAGCGTCACTAAATTCAGAAACATTTAGCAAAATAGCAGTATTTTCGGCAAGCTTTGCGCTATCTTCCAAAGAATAACCCAGGCGTCCCCACTCTGCCGCCATTGTTGTTAAATCTTTTACTGTGCTTCCAACTACACGAGCGGAACTGGACATAGTTTGTAAAAATTTATTATAAGTTGCGTCTGTTTCGTCTGTAACCTTTTTAAGTTCAGTTAATGCACTATCGATTTCTCTAACTGCATTAAACCCATTCTTTAATTGACTAACAATACCCCAAACAGTAAACGATCTGCCAATATATTGCATTATCGACTTACCAACACCGCTAAGTGCTCCAGTAAATTCTTGCCATCCAGTTTTTAATTTTTCAGTTTCACCCTTACTAATTATAACCGCACCAGTCAGCCCATCCATACTCGCACTCATATGGCTAACTGTGCCATCAGTTTCAGTTAATGTATATTTTAATGTATTCGTCTTATCATTAAAATCAACAAAAGACGCTTTCGCACCATTCGCGCTATCCTGAATTAAAGACCACATATTGTTTCGAATGCTGCCACCTGAGATATCTATGTTGCCAAGCCTACTAAACTCCTTACCAGACCCAATAAGTTTATCATACGCTCTTGCCGTTTTCTCGGCTTCTGTAGCCAACTTTTTAAGTTTTGCTTGCCCATCATCTGTGTTAATATCGTCAGCAGTCATTGCGTCTCTTAATTGTGACAATACCTGTTTTAAATCACCAACAAAACCACCGGCCCCCGCTACACCGCTCAGTTTAGTTATTGTCTGAGTAAGAATATCAACAGTTTTAATTGCAGAATTTGTTCCAAAATCTTTTAGCCCTTCACCCTCTATAGCTGCATTAGCTTTTTTTAATGCTTCTGCAAGCCTATTCGCAGACTTTACAGCGTTATCACATTCTACAGCGATATTTTTAAGAGTGTTTTGTGAACCAACATCTGTTGAGCCTCTGAAATCTTTGATACTTTGTTGTAGTTCAGACCGCATTTGGGTTAATTTCTGGATCTCGTTTTCCGTGCCTTCGACTCCCTTTAAACTCTCTATAGTATCCGAAATCGTCTTAAATGATTTATTTGCAGCATCTGTCCCAAAAGTTAAATTTTTAGCAGTGGTCTCATAATTATGTATTTCATCTGTAAAACGTCCAAGCTCTGCTGAAAAAGTTCGAAGCTGCCCTGTTTCTTCGTCAATCCATGAAAAATCAATTTTGCTAATGCCATCGGCACTAGTTTTGAACCCAGTAATAATAGCCTGTCCATCTTTAAACGTATTCACATAGTCTTCAAGCTTCTGTCGTGCAGTATCTACACCACTATACGGAACAATGCCAGACTCATTATTATATTCATATTGCCTTTTACTATCAAAATATTGCTTCTCTTTTTCAGCAGCTTTAATTATATTATTAGCATAATCCGCAACTGCATTAGACGCTTGAATGAACGCAGCAACTTGTTCTGTAGACCACTTACTAATGTTGTCTCCAAATCCATGTTGCATCTTCGTTAAATCTTCGTATAATTGTCTTGCTTTTTCATATGCGCCACTATCTCTACTAATAGCCATATTTTCATTATTCGGATTGCTAATCTCAGTAAGCTTCTTCATTGCTTGGTTTACAGCATTAAGTTGCTCTACAATCTTTGTTGAAAAATCAAGTTTAATATTTCGTGAATTCTGTAAAGTTTGTATAAATTTATCAATCTGCTCAGTTGTTAATGCAGCCTGAACACGAGTGTCATTAAAGAAGCCGGATAGTGTATCAGGAATGCTAGTATTACTTAGATCATCTAGGAATGTACCAATGGGTAACTTTACATCTCCTGTTAATACAAACATATTCTCAAATTCAGTATTAACATCATTGCTAATTTGATTAAGTTTAGCAACAAACTCTCCCTTGTCCATTTCAAGAGATTCTATGATACGAGAATATATTCCACTTCCACCGTCTTTTAATTTAAAGCTATTAATTTTCGAATCAAGATCATTTATTTTAGAAACTATATTAACAATATTCTTATAATACTGTTCTATCTTTTGATTGTCTTGCTTCGCTTGCTCTGCCTCTACTTTTGCTTCAGCACTAGCTACCTGCTTTGATTTTTTTGCACGTTCGTAACTGGCGTTATAATCCGCAGCCGCCTCATTATATTGCTGATATGCAGTTTTTTGACCGGTTTCATCTTGCGCTTCATTAAAAGATCTAGCTGCCGCTTCCATTCTACCCAATGCTTCAGTTGCCCTATCTACACCATCAACTTCGCCAAGTAATTTTAATTGGTCTTGCAGTTTAGCAATTTCTTCCGCAGAATTACGCATAACCGTTCCTGCCCTGCTAAAGTCATTTAATGAACCAGACCCAGAAGCATATTCTTTCTTTAAAGCCTTAACTTCTTCTTTAGCAATTTTTAATTGGTTATTAAATTCTTCCAAGCTCTTTGGATCTGCGATATTACCCAAAGATGCCTCAAGTACATTCATACCATCATATGCGCGACCACCAAGATTTGCTTTTAAATCTCTAACCTGTATTTCAGCAAACTTCTTAGCAGACTCAAGATCAAAAGGCTCTGTATTTGTCAATCCAAATTTTGGCCCTTTCGCCAATTTTAACATGCCATCTTGCAATTGAAGAACAATATCTAGTGTATCTTGAGTACTCTCATTGAATAAATGGACCATAGCAATGTCATCTTGCGTGACTATTGAACCTTTACCTTTTTTTAATCTCCAAGCACTATTATCGCCAAGAATTGTATTAAAATAATCTGACAGTCGATCTTTAAATTGAGACTGGTCAGTCATGCCTTCCAAAAACTTCGTTGCGGCATCTTTACCTGCCGCAGAACTGATTAACTCTATTATGTTATCTATTTCTCTCATAGAGTCTACGATTGGTTCTACAACATCCTCTCCAGACTCTTCTGCAATACCATTAGCTATTTGTTCAGTTAATCGTAAACCTTCTCTCCTTGACTCATTTGTATGTTCAACCGCATTAGTAGTTTGCACCTCTGCTTCTAAAACCTCATTAGATTTAGACACCATTTGATCATACATGTTTGATGTAATACGATATACGTCATCCTCAATACGTTCCCTATCTGTATCAGCTAATGGCTGCAAAATATTAAATCCATTTTTCTTAGCATCAATGGCGCGACCAAGCATTTCTAATATATGTTTAAGCTGATCTGATGGATTTATAACATCTTTACTAAATAGGTCAGGGAACTGACCAAGCAATTCCATATAAACACTATCTGCCGTCATAGCAGAAGGAGATTTTGTTAAAAATTTCCCGAAGCGTTGCCTAGTAAATTTCCAATTATCACCAAATTCAGCTCTGTCTGTGTCATCATACCTTATCTTACTGCCTTTCATAAAAGACATAAATTTTTCTAATGAAGTATCAGTGCTTTGTACAGTTGATCCAACTTTTATTATGCTTCCTACAATGTCTTGAATATAGTCATTAAATTGAGTATTGATCTGTTCAGCATTTCTACCACCATTGTTGTCCGCATCGTACACCATAGCCTTATATAATTGCGCAACTTGTTTAAACTTATCTGCAATTATATTAGCTGCATCTACACTAACATTATAGCTCTTTAAGAGCTCATCAACTGCGCCATTGCCAAATGCTGCATTATGTTCTGCGGTAGTTAAGCCTGGAAGCACAATTGGTTGAGATACGGGTTTAATAGGTACTTCAACGGGTCGTTTTCCTATATTTTTTTCAATTGCATCTCTCGTTGCATTTGGCTCTATAACAGGGTGTGACGCAATAAGATCACCTGCGGTTTTTGCAGACTTAATCAAATCATCAAAACTAATTTGACCAGGAATTTTTATGACATCCTGCATTACGTCTTTAAGTTCTTCTACGGAATCTACAGCTTTATCAATCGGATCAGACATACCCTCGAACATCGCAATCTGGCCGTTTGGGGTGGTTCTTTTATCTAATTGAGCCTCATCTAATAGTTTATTAAAATACGTAATACGACGTTCATTATCATCCAAACTCTCGCTTGTTACTTTTTCTGTTCGATAAAGTTCATTTATCCCGCTTAATTGCGTCTTATTTTTATATTTCGCTGGTATTTCTGAAATTTCTTGCTCCAAATGTAAAATATCTTGCAACAAAACTCTTTCTTTTTCATAATATTCTATAATTTTTTTATATGATTCTGAATCACCAGGTCCATCAAGGCTTGGTTTACTACTACGTAATTTAGATAATTCTTCATAATTTTGATAAAGTCCGTGAAGAAGTTCAGATTCCTTTTGTATCCCATCACTTCTTTTTTTATACTCTTGTGTTAAATATGCAGAGTACTCTTCTTCCTTGTCTTTTGCAACATCAAGAAGATTCAAATAAACATAAAAACGATCTTCGTCTAGTGCTTCAACGCCCCAACTGTATCCACCAGTGAACATACCATTATACATTTCTCTATCTGAAAAATATCCATTGCTAATAGACTCTAGTATGCCATCTTTCCATCCAGATAATGCTGGGTATTTATCTGGATCAAAAGCCGAAAACAATCTTTCAACAGCAGTTTTTGCCTTTTTACATGAGGTTGTAAGATCTGTTTGAAACTGAGTACCAAATCTAGAGGCATTACGTATAATATCTACTGTCTCTTCTAGATATTCTACACTACCATCGTTATTTGCCCTGTATTTCTCTTGCATTGCATCATATTCTGCCGAGCTAGAGAACTCACGAACTGCAATTTTTGACGCTTTCTTTTTTGCCTCTGTGTTCTTTTCAACCTCTTCCGTATTAGCCCTAAGCGCATCAGACTCTGCGATTAAACTTGGATCCGCTCTTAACTCTCTAAGTGTTTTATAAGTTGCAATAAGCTCATTATATCCTTCTACAGTTTTGTAAACGTTCCAACCAGCAGTTCCTTTTTCGATTGTATATTTACCATTAACTGCAGTATATGTTTGCGGAATAACGTCACCACTATCGGATTTTACTTTATCAAGCTTTAACTGTTTACTTTTTATTCTCGCGACTTGGCTCTGCTCCGCAGCTTTCGCTTCTTCTCTGCCCTTCTTGGCGATTAAATCCAATTCTTCACGATGAAGCTCATTAATTCTAGTCAACTGCCTCTCTCGTGCATCATACAGTCTTTGCTGATCTTGTCCAAGCCTCATTTCTTCTTCGTCAAGTTGTTTGACAACATCAACACCAATAATATCACCGGAATTAATTAAACTGCGGGTTGTCTCCAAACTAGACCTTAAGCTACGAACAACTCCAGAAAACAATTGATTAATATCTTTTGTAGAAAACCCTTTAATACCATTAGTTGCAAGGCTCTGCAACTGCTTCATTTGAGAATTCCCTTCAATAAATTCATCAATGTTCCCATAAATACCGCCATCAATTGCATACTGTCCAACAAAACTTTGACTGATTATTTTAATTAACTCTCCGTATCGTTCTACAAATTGGTTTCGCTTTTCTAATTGTGTATTAAAATTTTCCAGAGCATGTCTAGCTAAATTTATTTTACCAGTGTCATAAATAGCTTTATCTGTGCCAAGCACTTCCGCACCATAATTTTGACGTTTTTTTGTAAACCTTCTACGAGCCTCTTCATTTATAGTTTGTTGGTCTTCAATTTCTTTTAATTTTTTTCTTTCCTCTTCAAGTTCTGAAGTAACTTGCTCAATAGTACGAATCTGCTTTTCTCTAGCGTCCGTTTGCCTTTCGATTTCTGCGGTTGCCTTTTTTGTAGCTTTTTCAATTTGCTTTGTCTCTTCGGCAGCAGCCTCAACTGCAGCTACATGTTCCCGTTCAGCTTCAGTTTGTTGCTTTACTTCAGAAGTTGCTTTTTTACGAGGGTTAGAGGTTTTTTTCTTCTTTTCTACATATCCAATTTCTTCTAAAACGCTCTGTAACTTCTTATATTCCTGTGTTGTAGCTCTAACTGCAACGCCTTGGCTTTTTAATTGACTAATAATTTGATCTATTTTTCTTTGATTGTCATCTAGAATACCGTAATATCTTGCAGCATCAGTATAATCTGATTTGCTAAGTTCATTCTTCTTGTTTTGAATCTTTTTAATATTATTGGCGGCAACAGTCATTTCTTTTTGAAGATCTTTGATTTGCTTTTTTGCATCACCAATATCTAATTCCATCTTAATTTCAATAGGCTCTTCCATTCGCTGTTTCTGTTGTTTAACTTGGCTTTCAACTTTCGCAGCAGAATCAGCATCAAGTAACTCTTTAATGCCAACGCTTAAATCAAAATCATAACTTTGATTACTCATAACAACTTCACCACCAATTATATTTTCTTACATTGATTTTTCAAATGTTTAATTAAAATTTTTTGCATTTTGCCGCTTGCTTTGTACTCTTTTATATATTTAGACATATTCCGAAGCACACCAGTACCTTCATAGCTTTCATCCATTATTAACCCGTCTTTAAATATATATCTTGGATGTATACCTTCGAAAAAATTTGTTAATATCCAACTATTTTCTGGCATACCATTATCATCACTATCTTCATTAAAATCACTGCTATATCTACTAATCCATTCTGAGCCAGATTGATGAAATTTTGACCTACTTTTGTGCTGTGGCAATCTGTCGGAGTCAAGATTTAAATTAAATCTAATTCTATCATCAGACAAAAATGATCTAATTTTCCATGCCTCATATAAACTCTCCATTCTATGATATCTACTGGGGGTATATTCCTCGTAATATGCGTTAGAAACCCTGTAGCAGATATTAGTATCTATATCAATTTTAATTTCCACCGCAGAAGCAATTAACGCATTACGGCAGACTTCTTTGCTCGTCATAATAATTTTGCGCTCTAAGTCTGTAAATATACCTCCCATTAAAATCACTCCTACTTAATGTATCTATTTAAGAAATTAGCCAACTTATCAGCATCCATATCTTTCGGTATTACGGATGACAAATCCATATTTTCAATTTGCTTGTCTAACTTATTTGCAAAATCAACTACAATATTATTTACATTATCAAAAAATTTTGTCACGGCGAATTCTATTGTTGATTCTTGCATGTAATCATCAATCATAAGATTTAGGATTCTAGAACATTCATTGGCATCTTCTCCAAAACAACCCATAATAGTATCCAACAAACCGGCGGAACATAGAGTGTCGTAATCATCCTGTGTATATTCCAAATTCGTATGACGCAGTATCATATATTTGACATACGATAAATATTGCTGCACAGAATTTAACTTAATTGCACCGCCAACTCTTTCGGTGCATTCATAAATAATTCCCTTGGCGATAAGTTGCTTTTCTGCAATAGGTAGATACTTCTTCACCTGCAATTCGTTCATAATATCAAAATTTTGATTATTTACCTTTTCAACAAATTCATTAATTTTCATAATTCATTTCTCCTTTTTAATTAAAATATTCTATATAAAAACCGTATCAACAGCGTAATTTCAAAATTTAACACCACAAATCATCTTCAGAAACGTCAATCTTTGGAAGATCAAACGCACTTCGGGCAAGTAAAATAGATTCGGCAACATCATCATTAACATCCAAATCGTATTCTTGCTTTACCGCGCAAATTGCTTCTTCCTTTAACTCGTCTCGTTTTACCTTTGAACTTTGACGCAAACCTATCTTTTTTCTCCATTCGGATGGTAATGGGTTTATGAACTCTATCTTATTTTGAGCGCAATACAACATAATGCCGCCCATTAAAAAACTAAGCTTTTGTGTTGTGTCAACGTTACCGCCCTTACATATAGATTTTTCCATATAAATTTGATCTACATCATATTCATTAATAACTTCACAAATTTTCACCATCATCATAGAAATGCGTTTCATAACATCTTTCTCTTTGTGTAAATCTATAAGTATGTAATATTCTAATGCGCCGTCGCACATAATCGATACGCCAGACTTGTTTGTACTTGCGTCAATTCCCGCTACTCGCACATCCATCATCTCCTTTTTATCCATAAAAAAATAAGGCCCCAACTTTACGCTGGAGCCTTATATAAATAATTTAATTTTAAAACTGCTCCATGTAATTATTCAGCATACTTTGCTGAAACCCAGTAATTCCCACCATTAACCTTGATCGGGAACCAACCGTTAGACTTTTCCCCAATACATTCAAATTTATCACCCTTATGGGCAACCTTAAAAATGCCGTAAGATGTACCTGGTCCTTTGCGAATATTTACAGATCCACCTGTAATAGTAACTATCTTAACTGATGGCTCAGTCGTATCAGAAAGTTTCTTCAGCGCAGCCACCATAGCGGCATGAGATTTTGAACCATAATCGCCATCAACCTCAAGATTATGATCCTTCTGAAAAGCTTTTACCGCAGTCTTAGTATCAGACCCAAAATCGCCGTCCGCGCCGTATTTGCCGCACGAATAGCCCAGCTTAATAAGACTTGCCTGAAGTTCTTTTACGTCGTCTCCTTTTGATCCTTTCTTGAGTAGGCGGTCGCCGAGTTTATATACGGTTGGAGTTGGTGCTGGAACTGGTGTATAGGATGTGTTTCCATAATCAAAATATTTCGTCATCAATCCCCAAAAATTTGGTTTTCTAGAATACAATTTCGTTTTCACAACTCCATACATAACCCCCCTAGCCTCAATTATGTACCAATCTCCAGACGGATTATTTGTATCAACTGGTTTATCAAGGTACGCTACATGATGAATACTAGAAGCACGATCTCCCCAAAATATTGCCGCACCTGGAACTCTCATAGAAGCTGGAATCATACCAGTACCCTTAGGATCACACCACTGAGCATAATTATATCTAGCCTTAGTGTTAATATTTACACCAGACCACTTTTCATAAATACCTTCTGCCATACCATTGCAATCCCAGACAAATTTTGCATGTTCACGCCAATACAATGCCTTCCTCTTCTGACTACCAGAGTACTGTGTGAACCACCATGAATCTTTAGACCATTTTTTTGGATCTTGCCCTTTCGAGCCCATAATATAACCATCTTTTCTATTTAATGCAGCTTCAAGTTCTGCAACAAATTGTCCAATAGGCATTTTGTTCGCCATATATTTTCACTCCTTTTTAAACAAAAAGAGAGCAATCTTATAGACCGCTCTCTGTAAATCATATTTTTATTAATTTTACTAAATTCAATTATACTTGCTTCCAAGCTGAACCGTCATAGTAGTAAGGAATACATTGCTTCCAAGAACTTCCATCATAATAATATGGAGTACAGTCTTGCCAAGTAGAGCCTGTGTAATATTTTACAATTCCGCCATCAAGGTATGTTACATAAATTTCCGCACGGGTAATCTTCATATAGTTGTGAGAATAGTTGTTTGAGCCACCTTTTGAACTTTCCCCGCTATAACAAACAAGGGCAGAATTTCCCGCAGAAAAATAAGCTTTCATATTATTGAAAAGAGCTGTGTTTTGAGAAGCATTTAAATCAAAGCCAATCGTATCATTATAAAAGTGGCCTGTTAAATTACCGAGAGCGTCTCCAATTTGTTGCGCTCCAGAAACTCCGGTATTTATATATTGCCATCTTGCTTTATAAAGTCCCATTACTTTGCTATTATTATCATAACCTGACGCCGCGCATTTGAAAGCAATGCCAATAGATTGAATTGTTTTTCCTTTTACAGCATCTCCCAAACCAGAAAATACCATAATACCAACACAAGAAATTCCTAAAGATGCTGAACCAGTTGTATATAACCCTTGCATTGCGCCGTTAGATGTTCCTGTGTGCCAAGAAGTGGAATTTCTTTGCGCGTAAGCAAGAGTTGAAGAGGATGCCGCTGCACCTGAAAAAGTTGCCATTATTCATCCCTCCTTTAGACTGGCTTGAGCCAGATTGCGCCTTTAACACCAGTAGGTTGAGAAGATGAATAAATTATATTTTTTTCACTATAGACTGTATAGTTTTTGTTTGCGGTTAGACCAGTTGCTGGAGCAGGGAACGTATAACCTTCATAATAACGAGTTGAAGCATTATCTAAATCTGATCCATAACAGTAAATGCCAAAGCTATGCGATGTATTTGCTTGAAGGAGAACTCCCGAATTAGTTTTGCTACGACACTTAAACCACAAAGAAGGCCAATCATTCGCACCGTCAACTTGAAAAGAAGTCGCGCGAAGAGCATTATCAATTGCGATAAACCCATCGTCTGCGCAGCTTATGTTAGTCCAATCTCCATAATTTCCATTTCCAAGACTAACATACCCCCATTCTTTGCTTGAGTTTTCGCCTAATTCTGCATATTCATTAGAAGTAGTCATCTTACTACCATATACTGTTCCATACGCGCGGAAATTGCCTGTGTTACTAAAGGTAAAAGTATTACTTTCTGTCGCGCTTTTATAAACAGCTAATTGAGCATTTCCATAGCTTCCATCGCTTGTTGTTGCGGCAAGTGAAGCTAACCAAGCCCCATTCTGATTAGTTAAGGCAAGACAAGGGTTGTTATTCTTACTGGACTTTAGTATCCCACCATTGGAAATTATATCACTTGGCGCGGAGAAAATCCCGTCATTCTTGAATGTAAAGTAGCTCCAAGCATCTTCTCCTGAAGCAACTCCAATAACAAAATCTGAATAACCTCCATTAGCTGTATTACTTTGTAGCAAGGCTAATTGTTTGTAACTTGCGTCTCGTATCTTTAATCCGGGATACGTGTTAGTAGTGCTAAAAATACCCCCCTTTGCATAAAGCCCGCCTCCTGAATTTATATCATTCGGGGCGGTAAATTCCCCGTTTTTAGCAAAACCAAAGTAAACGACGTCAGAGCTACTGCTATTTACGGAAATTAGTACATCACCATAACTTCCATCTGATGTTCCAGAATAAATAGAACCTAATTGCGCCCCATTTGCGTTTTGAAGTATAAGTTGTGGGCTACTGTTCCTTTTAGAAATGACTGCAGCATTGCTATATAATTCTTTATTTACGGTTAGTGTACCCGTAACCGTCCCACCGCTTAACGGCAAATAGTTATGAGTGTGAGAACTCGCCGCTGCGCCAATATTTGCTGGCGTAATACCCAAATTCGTCCTCGCACCTTCAGCGGTCGTTGCGCCAGTGCCGCCTTTATCAACAGCAAGAGTACCATACAAATCAGCCACCGCAGGCTTAGTCAACCCTTCAACGATCCATTGGGTGCCATCATATGTAACTCTAAATGGAGTTCCTTTAGCAAGCCATGTGTTAGAATAACCAGATTGTACACTAGTCGAAATAGAACTTAATCTGCGCTTGATGTTCTTAGCACCGAGGCTATTAACATTTAGAGTTGGAGTAGTAGAAGAACTCACCACATGAGGCACCATTATAAAGCTTACACCTGAAGCGAGCGCTGTAATACCAGGTACGGTTGCCGTATATGCAGAACCATTGCCTGCAGTTGTAATACCAATGTCAGATTCAGATACCTTTGCCGCTCCACCTGCGGAAGAACTTCCTGCGTAGTTATGCGTATGCGACTTTGGAGCGGCATAATCACTAATCTGCGCACTAACAGCAGTATCACCTACAAGATCAGAAACAGCAGTAAGAGCACTTTTAGTCGCCGCATCTGTAATACCGTAACCGCTTAAAGTAGTAGGATTTGAGCCCCCGGTTACATGACCCTGTGCATTTACAGTTACACTCTTATATGTGCCAGCAGTTACTCCGGAAGAGGGATGGGTGTACACTGTATCTGTTGCTGCAATTGTAATCTTATCATTTGTTGCATCTGGTGTAATAGTTATATTATTCCCCGCAACCAAAGTTACAGTGTCGGTAGCTGTATCGGCAGCTACAGTGGTATTGCCAACTTTAATATTTGAAAAAGCGTTCTGATTGACATAGGCACTGTGAGTGTGTGAAGTGTCAGATTTGCCACTTAGTTTTGTGTCGATTTCACTTTCAGTGTAATATCTGTCGTCGTGTGTATGAGATGCATCTGCTTTACTCGCTACAGCATTTGAAATTTGTGTAGCAACAGCGGTGTCACCGACCAAAGTATTCAAATCATTAATTGCAGCATTTACAACCTTATTTTGAACCGGATCCGTACTTGTAGAAGATAGCTCAGAATCAACGATTGTTTTATTTGCCCCTTCTGCAATACTAGCTAATTTATTTTTTTCTGCAGTAGTGTAGTCATTTGTTGAAAGACCCTTCCCAGAAATTTTATCTACTTTATTTGCATCAGCAAATGGTAAATTATTTACCTTGGTTATACCGTCTCCAATTTTAAATCGTTCATAACTATGATTGCTATCAATATCATAAATAATAATTTCACCCTGTTTTGGAATAAAAGTTGTAGCTTTACTCCAATTCGATTCAGTATCATGCTTATGCACAATACGTGATTTAATGTTTTTTTCAGCCATTTAAATATTCTCCTTTCAATTTTTCTCTTTCAAAATTGTAGAGAAAAGGACAAGCCATCATTTCAGGCTTGCCCTTTGTATTATTAATTTGAATAAATCACTCTGTTTTATTTAAAAACAACATTATTGCTCTTTATATTTAATATTATTAAATTAAACATATGGAGACATAAACCAACCAGAAATATATATGGCAGTTCCAGTAGGTAATGCCTTATCACTACGAATTCTTACAAATGCCGGGGCTGTATTATCTGTCATATTCCTTCTAACATATGCAGAAATCATTGCACTTGTAGAAAATGCAGATAACGCAGTAATTGAAGGTGGTCTATATGCATTTGCTATATTTAAAACTTCAAGAATATTTCCAGCAGCCATATCATTACTCAAAACAATATAAGATCTCAAAAAACACATCTTTAAATATGGATAATAAGTACATGTAGTTGCAGAATCAGAAGTAACATTAACATGCGTAACTGTAGCAGATTGACTAAATATATTGCTACCCGTGCCGCCACATGCAACAGATAAAGTGGACGCACTATCAAATGGCGTATACCCTAAAGCAGATGTAACATTACTTTTTGTTAAACTAATAGTTCCTGAAGAATTGGTAATGTTGCCGCCAATTTTAATACCACCAAGAATAGATGACGTAGCAGTTGGCAGAGTATAGTTATTTGCGCCAGTATCAATCCCATTTAATTTAACCTTATCTGCTTCAGACATAAATCCTGCAGTAGCTGTTGTAGCCACGCTGTGTGTATGAACTACGGCAGCTTTCCCGCCAAGCTTATTATCAACTTCTGCTTCAGTATAATACCTATCATCGTGAATATGTGCGGCATCAGCCTTACCATCAATTTGTGTCGCAATTTGCGCGGATACACTAGTGTCCCCAACAAGAGCTTGTAGCGCAGTAACATCCGTAGCAGACGCAAATTCATGCGCATGTTTGCCATCAACAGTGTCGGAGTTTCCTCCATTAGCTGGTAATGATGTTGGAATTATCGGCTTATCATTTAAATCGTTATAACTATGAGTATGCTCTAAAGAAGCATAACCGGAATGTGTATGATCTATATCTGCTTTAGTGGCCACTGACGATGAAATTTGAGACGCCACGCTAGTATCGCCAACTAAAGTTTGTAGTGCCGTAACTTCTGATGCGGTAGAATACTCTGTGTGCGTATGTGCCATGTCTGCCTTGCCTGTCTGTAAATTCGCAATATTTGCTTCGATAGTATTAAGATCATTAGACAAACACCGTTCCATGTCTTCCTCTCTCCAGATATTATCCGTTGACCATGTTGGGTTAAATTCTCCATTTAGCATACTAATCAACCTCCATTAATGCTCATCGTCGGTCAAGTATTAAGTTATATCATCACATGGCACATCTATATCAGCAACTAATAATAAATCCATTGCAGGTTTGACTGCTGTATGTATGTAATCATTGCCGCCTGCCTCCTCGTAATCTTCAAGCAAGGCATCAAAAGCTTGCTTTTCCATATTTGTCCATGTTCGCTCTGGATTTAACCTTTTATTCGTATAATGTCTATAATATTTTATCAATAAGTCTCTAAGCTGATTTTTCTCGCGTCTACGCATGTCATCTTCCATTTTTTCAATACGTCCTGATATCTTCTTAAGCTCATCCATTATGCCATTTTCGTCATTCTCTATTTTTTGAACTTTTTCATTTATTGTTTTATATTCGTTTTGATGCTCGTGAATATAATCATAAGATTTATTTATCTTCTCTTTATATTTTTCTTCTTCTTCCCTTTTATCTTGTTGCTCTTTTATTTTTGAATTTACATACTTTTTTATTTGTTTATAAATAGAAAACAAAAATATTGCAGCAAAAATAAATGTAATAACTTTTGAAAGCGTAATGTCACCAAATAGAACTAAAAATTCATCTAGACCAGTCATAAGCCCACCTCCTTAATATATAAAAATATCCTTTTTTATTCCTATACGGGTGAGCCTATATTATACACAGAAACCAAACGCAACATAAAATTGATTAGTTTGGATTTCGGTATACGCCGCACCTGTTTTCTGGACCCTCCAGAACATTGTGCTATTTGAATTTGTAAAATAAACTGAAGAGCGTAGCCACCATCCACCAGTATCAGTATTATCAACTATATGTTTTTCTCGACTATCTTTGTTGTCTGAGAAAACATCAGAGTATAATTCTCCCTGACCAGATAGGTTAGAACTGCCATTAATAAAACCAACTTCATCATAAGACGCCAGCCAACACGAGTCTGTTGTAGTTATTAACTTTTTATTTTGAGAACCATCATCTGATATTTTTAATACTGGTTTTATTATAGATTTTAACTCATTCGGCAGCGCATCAAATAGCTCTCCGTTTACAAATTCACGCATTGAGCTATCCTTATATCCACTAACAGATCCAGTAGACACATTCATACGCTGTAAAATTTGTGGCAAATCCTTACAGAAGAATGTTAAAGTTGCTTTCCCGGAATTATCTGCCAAATTATCATGATTATGCGCAATTATTTCAACATCCGCAACAGTAGACGTACCATCTGATAGTTCAATTGGAATAATCATACGGCCACCAATTTGATATTTTGCATTAAAATCATCTGTAGCCAATGTACCATTACTTAAGGCGCTAACATCATTGCCAATATTTGTCCAATATGCATTGATTTTATCCCAATTAGGGTTATCAACCGTACCGTATTGGCTACTATCGCCCAGTTTTCCGAACAAATAACCAGTATACTTGAAGAAAGCATAACATTCAGTTTCCCCAGTTATATTTTCAGGAGCTGGAATCCAACCCTTAAACACATAATCTTCTGGATTACTTACGCCTGTTTTAACTGGAGTTGCCCCAGAATAAGATGTGCTACTTCCATATTGAACATTTTCTACTGTATAAATTAATTCATTTCCATTATAAAAATAAACATTATATCTACGAATAGTACTAGTATACTCTGCATGAAATTCACGAACCGCAGTAATTGGCGTTGTAAAGTCGCCGCCCCAACTAGAAAAATGATAGTCATATTGAGCTGTACTTTCACGAATTGGGTCGGTATAATCTTCAAAATATTGTTTAGGATCCACTACTGTTCCACCATCAATAATCCATTCAGTTAGGTATAACGCATTGTCATTGCAGAATCTTACTGCCCAATATGTATCATACTGCGCATAGATATTTACTGATGATTGCACATTTATAGGAAGGTTATCCCATTTTGAGAATTTATACGTTATATCAGAAGTTCCTGTTTTAGTTGGCGTTTCAATTTTACCAGTTGAGACAGGGTCGATAACTGAATCGCCTTGATATGCACCATATTGATATACAAGATTATCTCCGTTGTAATAATTAATTGTATATTTAATTTTATATATAGGAGTAATCTTGTAATGCTGATGCACATTCTGTGGAAGCGTTGACCATCCAACAAACTCATAAGTATATTCATCTGTAACAATATCTGATGGACGCTCAATTAGTCCTGCCGCAATTGGGTCTACTACATTCGCACCTTCGGCCACACGGGTTACATAGAGTGAGTTACCGTTGCGGTCTAGGAAGTTAATGATGTATGGAGTGCCTGAGTTATCGTCTACAATAAGATCTGGGAAGTTTTCATAGATATCATTGTAAAGTTTATCACTAACAGAAGAAATCTTTACACGTCCAGTAACTACCGCTTTATCTGTATTATTTCCTGATGCGTCGAGACCAAGGCATGATTTAAATTTTTCAATAGTCTGTTTTAATGCGGCTTCCGACTCTGCCTCCCATGAAACATCAAGTAAACGAATACGATTCAGATTTGGCGCGTGTAGCATAATATCTTCAACTGGAATATTAACAGCATCTTCAATACGAAGAGTTGTTAGATTGTCGTAGCCTTCTAGAGTAAATTCTTGGATATATTGCTGATTTGTAATTGTCAAGTTTGTTAAAGTGCCTGGCAGATGTACCTTTTTTAAATATCCAGATTTTGGTAGTTCTAATCCAGTAATTCCAGAACCAGTTGCATATATTTCCTGAATATTTGGACAGTTAGATATTTGCAATGACGATGTATAATTCGGGCAATTTCTAATATCTATTTTCTTCAATAATTTATTCGAACCAACTGCAAGCTCTCTTAGGTTTGGATTTGAATATCCAGAAACCCCAGAACCAACAATTAATTCAGTAAGCTTACTTGCTTTACTTACATTTACTGTGCCACAATAAAGCGGAGACAAATCACCAATAGATGACATTTCTGATGCGCCATATACGGCTGTTTCAGTATCATTAAATGTTTCGCTCGGCGCAATAAATGTGATTGGAGTATTTGCCCTAGCTCTTTGTTGTCTCAAAATACCATTCGCACGATACATTACACCTGCATAAATATCAGAGAACGGAGTAACTGTAATATTTGCATTTGCAGGTACAGCTAGATCTCCAGATGGAGTATAAATACGTAAACTCATATAATCATCCGCATAATCTGCGCCATACCATTTGCTATCACAATACATTAAACGATTCTTAACGAAATACTTTAAGTGTTCTTCGCCAGTACCACGTATCTGGTATAGGTTTGTTGCATCATTATCAGAACGCAACATTGAAATATACTTGTAATCGCTATCTTCATTATAAATGCTAATACACCATTTGTCGCTCTGACGTATCACAAAATATTCTATAATTTTATCATAAGATAATTTTCCACTGCTTCTTAATTCTTGATATAATTCTTTGATTTCATTTGGGAATGCTTCTCTAAAATTTGTCCACAAAGTACTAGTGGCACCGTTAAATACATTTGCAGTACCAAGTTTATCCGTATCCTCGCAGAACGGATCAAAGACTAAAACGCCTTCGTTATTAATACCTAAAATAGTCAATCTGTTACTTTTATGACTTGTTTTCACAAGCGGAGAAAGTTCTTCCAAGAGTGTCTTTACACTCGACCTTCTCTCTGCAATTTTATTTTTAGATTATAGTTGCAGTTCAGACTGTTGCATACCTTACTAAATTACTTTAGTAAAGCCTCCCATACTCAGTCGTTGCAAGTGGTTATAAATAATAGCTTTGATATTTTGTTTTTCCCAATATGGTATTCTTAAAAGATTAATATAATTGTCACGGCAATATTGAGTTTTAATTTTGTCATGTTCTTGTATTTTTTTAAACTGCCGTTGCAGTTCTAATTCATCCCATTTGCCAAAATTAACAGGGAAAAAATGCTGTTCACCGTCATATTCGATCATTAAATTATAATCTGGAAGATAAAAATCATAACGATAATTTATTCCATCAATTTCAACAACATACTCTGAATTGTGTAAAATCTTCATATCTGTTAATAAAATGTCAATATATGAATTATATTGTGATACTAGACATCCACAAGAAAGAGTATGCCCATTACTTAAACGGCTTCCGTCTATAACAATTTCATTACCACAATCACATTTACATTTATATAATCTGCGATTAAATTTATTGCTTTCCAATAGCTGCTCTAAAACAATCAATCTACCAAATTTTTGACCAACAAGATTTTTACTTTTCGTTTCTCGCAACATTGACTTTCTACCACATCCACAATCTTTGGTTTTATTGTTAATTAAGTTATGTATGTTTACCTCAGCTATTGCTCCACATTCACAAATGCATACTGCAAAAACTTCTTTATATTTTTCTGGGTTTCGTTTTAATTCTAATATAGTCCATTTATTAATTTTTTGCCCAATTAAATAACTATATTTTTGCAACGCATCTACTTTTAAGCAACCACAAGATTTTATTCTTCCTTCTATTAATCTTTTTTTATTAGTTTCATATGCAATATTGCCACAATCACATTGACATAAATATGCATTTTTGTCACGTTTATCTTTTTCGATCCCAATAACAGTTAGCAGATTAAACTTTTGTCCAATAATACTTGTATCTAACATATTACACCTCCTTATATTTAATATAAAATATCAAAGCTTATAACCTTCTTGGGCGTTGTCCATCTCTGGAGTTTCGCCATTAATCAATGAGGGTTTTACAACGACCATATTAAAAATTCATAAAATCGTTGTCATAAAACCAAGGTTGATAATGTACTTTATCCCAGCTAGTTAAAAACATATTCTTAGCTCTCTGGTCAACCATTAGCATTACGAAAGTATATACATAATAAAGTAAACTAAAACCAAAATCAAAATGTTCAGTAAATTCTTTCTTGAACTTTGCAAGTCTATATTCTGCAATATCTGTAGTATATGTTTTTCCATCAGTACCGGCATATGTTACACCGAGTGCAGATCCAGTTGCACCGTCCTGCCAAGTTGAAACAACCCAATCATGCATAACTTTAAAAGCGCTTATGTCGTCGTATTCATCTGGATATCTTGCTTCAAAGTCCTCCGTCCAGTTATCTTGGATCTGACCGTGGAATAAGCAGGCATCAGATGTGTTGTTTAAAAATTCCCAAGATTCAACGAGAGGATAGTCTTCTGTAAAGCCATATACATTTAAAGAATTTTTATCAAAGTTTGCGTTATATTTTCCTATAAATTCTGGTTCAGAAACACTATCTGCCTTATGGAAAATTAATGCAGGATATCCATAAACAGTTGTCCTTATTTTGTTATTTGTCTCTTGAGGAGGCGACTTTACGTCTCCATAAAGAGTATGCACATAGTTTGCACTACCAGTGTTATGTGTTGATGTTGATTCTGCGTAATCAGCTTTCCATGTGAATACATTTGATGGTAGTTGGTCTACGGCATGTTGGTGTTCTTGTTTATATTTAATTTTATAGTTTTTACGAATATACCACTGACTTGACGTTCCTTGAACATCGATTTTTCCCGTATCTTCAAAATTCAATTGAGGATACAAAGGATGAGTAAATGTTGTTAATACATTCTTTTTATCACCCTTTGCTTTCGGTAAATCACCCGTAATAACTAAAATAGGCAACATATCCTTCAATTTCGAAAAACTCAAATTTCCATAAATATCATATATATCATTTTCTGCAATTACCGATAATTTTTCGCCAACATCCGTAATATCAGCAATATAATTGTCTCTCGCTTCTGCCTCTGTGAGTGCAGTATTATACGACCTAATTAAATACAAGTCTACAGAACAATACGGAGAGCCGACTGTAATATTTGTAGTAGTTGTTTGTTGCATATTGTCATTTTCTGGATATTGTTTCGCTCCAGACAACACACCATTCAGATAAACAGACATAAGACGATATTCAGTACGTGGTTCGATAACAAATGCAACATGCACCTTTTCTTCGTCTGTATAATTACAAGAAATTTCAGACTGTTCGCTCATCAATTTTGCGGTATCAGCCGTTACTGTAAAACCAATACCATCACTATAACAACTAATAGCAACCGCATTTCTATTATTAACATCTCTAATTGCGAATTCCATTTCTACTGTACGGCCTGTCTGTCTTGCGTCGGATTTAAATGGCATAAAATTAATTGTTGCTCTAGAGTCTCCAGAACACCTCAATGCGACATCTCCATTTTCATCCTGCACCCATCCTGTTGAATCCCAGTTAAAGTTTTCAAATGTAGTAGCTACATCTCCGCTTGCCCAAACTTCACGATTATTATCTGAGTTAGATCTTCCTGCCGCCTTTAACTGAAACTCCAAATCAGTATCTTTAATAGAAATGTTTACACTACTTTTAGTTACATTAATTATATGTGACTTACTAATTGCGCCATATCTAATTGTAAATGTAACTTCACCCACCGGGTAGTCTCTAACAGACCAAAACTGACGAGTTCTGTCTACCGTTCTTGTAGTAGAAGAATAAACTGTGCCATTCTGTTGTATAATAAGCTCAACCTCGGTCGTCATATTAACTGGATCATAAACAGAGAATCCAATATTAACCAATTCGCCTTGAGTAATTGCAGTCACATCATATGCAGATGAAATCATCGCTGTCGTACCAGTTCCAGACACACACATAATATCAAACAATAAAATATTACTAGTTATTTCGACATCATTAATTATCGCAGTTGCGTAAAGTTTCAGCATATGCGATCCATGACTCATTGTTGGGATAGTATATGTCTGCTGCTTCCCTGTTTCAGAAACAATTGTTGTATTGTCCATACCGTCCACCACAAAATGAATTGTTTTTTCAATCGCACCATATGGAATATATCGAACATTAACATCACTTTGATAAATTTGAGAATCATCAAAAGTAGAAGTAATACGCAAGCTAATCGCGTTGACAACATAACTTAAAGATTTTGAGTTGCTATAAATATCGCTACAGGTTATTTTAATTTCATTAGTGCCCTCTCCGACATAATGACCAACATCAATTTCATTTTGACCTGAAACTATTTTAACAGTACCTTTTAAATTCCCGCCTACATAAATATAACAAATACCATCATCTTTTGTTTCTGATGATGCAAAACTAAATTTTAAAATTGCTTTACCATTAACAGCCGTTGTAATAGTCGAAGAGTCTAACAAATTTTTTAGTGTAACAGTGGCGCTACCACCGCCTCCACCACCACCGCTAGGAAGTGTAACGGCAGAATCATCAATAGGAGTCCCATCTTGAGCTAAAAATAACTTACCATCAAGTATCACTAAATCATTTGGCATAGCTGCAACTTTATTCTTTTCAATGGTAGTATAATCGTTTGTAGATAGTCCTTTACCACTAACTTTTTGCACTTTATTTTCATCAACCCATTCTCTCACTGACGAAACAGACTTCTTTAACGCACTTAAAATATCCATTGGAAGCGCCTCCTTTCATTTATTTTGTATATAAAATTAAAACCATGTTTTAATATATTTTCGCATTAATAAAAAGCGGAAGAATTAACCTTCCGCCTCTTCAATAATTTCTTCTTTTGGTGCATTCACTTTTTTACTCATGGCACAAAGCGCATCTACCATATTTGAAACAACATCCATATCAATATCATAATTAATAGTATCCGCACTAGCCTTAATACACATCATGACCCACTCTTTCTTTTCATCGCCAGTACCATTTTCAAACTTTTTCTCTGCCTCTTCAACAAGGCTCATTACTAAATCCAAAAGCTTCTGCCAATTCTTTTCTTTAACTGCAGCCTTACAATATTTTACTAACTGAACGACAAGTGGAATTGCCGTAGCAAGACCAGTTAAAATAGCAACAACAATATCATACCATTCCATACATTACACCTCTTTAACCTAAATTTTCATCATCATTTTCGCACATAGGCTCATCTTCATCTGTAACCCCATCTTCAAACTTGCCATATTTAGATTCCTTAAAAACCTTACTACACTTAATGCCCATAAGTGCGACTACCTCGCTTGTCCAAAACGCATAAAAACAAGTAGTAAGCGTCGAATCTATAGACACTCCAGTAACATATGTAAGCCAAAAACTCGCAACAGTATAAATAGTAATAGCAATTACTACCACAACTAACATAACATTCGAAATTTTCCGCTTACTACTTGGATAATACTCAGCATATTTCTGAATAGCTTCTTGCTTTGCTTTCTGACGCTCTCCACGTTTTTCAATCCTTTTTAACCTTTTTTGAAACAATTTTTCAAACATAAGTACCACCACTTATTTCAACAATTTTCCCCATGTTTGTGCCCCAACAATTCCATCGGCATTAATATTCTTTACTTTTTGAAATTTTATAACTGCATTGTAGGTCCCTGTACCAAAATCTCCGTCTACCCCATAAGATCCACAAGAATACCCATTGCCAATCAATAGTATTTGCAGTGCCCTTACAGAATTATTTTTATTTCCTTTTTTCAGCACATCAAGATTCATAGTACAAGTTCCTCCATTTGTAACAGTTTGCGTCAAATCATATTTGGGTCTCCCATATGACGCTATTCGTTCATAATTTAATTTATATTTCTTTTTACACACTCCGCCGCCATTAGCAATAACGCCAGACGCGGTAGAAGTATTGCCTTCAATTGTGTATACATATGATTTGTCCACATTATACACAAGTCCTGTGTGTACGATTTCTCCAGAACTATTCTTAAAGAAAATTTGGTCACCAATTTTGGGAGAGGTATAGAGCCTGTCAGATTGTTTGTAATATTGCATAGAATAATAACAAGCCGCACCATATGGTCCTGTTTGACAAGTAACCTCTTGTGCCAATTTTGCATTTTGCCCCGCAGCCATATAATGGACCCAGTCAAACCACACGTTACACCAGGCATATCCTTGTTTACTGGCCTGATAATAACCTGCTTTCGCCAAATCTCTTGCGTATTTTGTATAATTTTTATCACCCGCATTGGCAGTTTTAGAATCTAACATAGAATTACTTGCTTTTTCTAAATAACCAACTTCTGCCTCTGCAATTTTTATTACTTGATTAACAGTATAACTCACATTTATTCACTCTCCCCATTAATTACACAACTGATTTAAATTGCCAATCACTCTTGCAAGCCCAACAATATCCACCAGCAGTATATTGTGTTCCTTTACAAACACTAGCAATTCCAGATATATCGACCCCGGTGATACGAGAAGCCTCGGCCATAGTTTTATATTCTGCAATAATTTTTTTAGTCACTTCATCAATTTGAAAAACCGCCTTTGGCACAATCGACGCTCTTTTATATTCATATGGCGGCAGTTTCCCTAGCTTTTTATAGGACCATTGGAATCCACCTGATTGTCTTTGCTTTTCTGCACAACATTTTTCTATATGTCCAATCCCCGTTGCTCTCCGTGCCTCGCTCACAGAATTAAAACTTCTAATATATTCACCACTCAAAGCATACTGGTAAACAGCCATACTTGTTTTTTCTTTAGAAGACTTATACCGCCTATAAGCAATTTCTTCATCTGTAATTCCACAAGCCTTCAATCTCACACTGACCCATCCACGATTAATGCCGGTTTCGTCATGAATTTCGCCAACAGATTTGCCTTCATGCCATAATTTTAAAATCTCTTCATCAGCATACCTTGGAGATCCTTGTCCTCCAAGAGTCAAGTTATAACCATATTTATTATTAAAACTTTGATAATAGTCAATCCAAAAAATCTCTCTGATGTCAAGTTCTGTATTGTCACATCTTTCAATCTCTTCAAAAACGAAGACTTCTTTCCCGTATTTTCTTATAGCATTATGAAAATAACTATTATAATCTCTAGATGTTTCACGCATAGAATTATTAATATGTTGTCTCCAACGATCCTCTGGTTTTCTCATTGTTTGTCCAATATAAACTTTTCCATTTACGCTATTAGTTACTTTATAAATGCTGCCCATATGTTCAAGTCTTCCTTTCTTAATAAAATAGGACTGCCCCATTGTAATCAACAGAGCAGCCCAATGTATTAAGTTATAAATTATTCAGCGGACGTTCCGCAATCAAACACAAATGTTACGGCATCATCAAAATCAACAGCGACATCCGTACCAGTCTTAGTCGCCTTTAGGCCAGTGCCAGCAGTAATAGACTGAACAGCAGTATCAAGTTTTGCCTTATCGCCATCAGCGAACTTAGCAAGCTCTGTAGCATTAGCGTGACTATGCTTCTTTGCAACAGCGTCAGCCAGGTTAACCTCAGTTTGAGTATAAGTATCAAGTAACGCCTTATTAGCGTGTTCATGCGACTTGGCGGCAATTGGATCAGTAACAGCCTTAATCTGTGCAGCTACAGAAGTATCACCAACCTTAGTCTGTAAGGCAGCAATAGCGGCATGTATTGCGGTCACATCGTCTGGGTGATCCTGAATCCACTGTGCGATTTCCTGTAGCGTGTTAAGAGACTCCTTGGCATTCTCAGGAATTAACTGTGCGGCAAGTTCCTCGTTTGCAATAGTACGGACAGACTTGCTCGCATCATTTCCAATAAGAGTAGTAACCTTATCAAGCTCGGTCTGAAGATCAGTTACGTCAGCGATTGCATGAGTATGTTTCTTTGCAGCATATGTATTACTATAGTCAGGAAGAGCAGCGCGGGTTACAGTAATAATACCATCAGCTTCAGAAACAGCAGACACATACTCACCGTCAACTGCTGTGTCAGTCTTGTCTAGCTTGTTAATTTCCGCAGTAATCTGAGCAGAGACAGAACCGCCTTCGCCAATAGATGCTTCTAGCGCATCAACACGAGCGTCCATCGCAGTGTCAAGCTTATCTGCATACTTCTTCGCGCCAGCAATAGTAGCAGAAGCGTCAGTGTCGGAAGTACCGCCCTTTAACTCAGTCTTAGCAGCAGTGACAGCAGTACTAATCTGAGTTGCTACAGCAGTATCACCAACAAGAGTATTTAGAGTAGCAATACTTTCCTTGTTTGTCTTAATGCCTGCCTTAACAGTAGAGTCATCGTATGTAGCGGCAGTCTGTGCGTCAGAGATCATCTGTACAACAGTCTTATTATCTGGCACAGTACCAACCTTCTCGCTTAGAGTATTCACGCTAGCCTGTGCATCAGTACCAGCCTTCTTAGCTGCAGCAATAGCATCATCCTTAGCATTAGCGTAACCTTGCGCTTCGGTCTTGGTAGCATAATCGCCAGCAGCCTGCTTCTTACCAAGTTCAGTCTCTACAGACTTAAAGTCATTAATAACGTCGCCTGTCTTAATGCCAGTAATGGCAGCATCATTAGATGTCTTATACTCATTTAGAGCAGTCTGAACCTTTGCGGCCTCGCCCTTAGCTTCATAAGTATCAGCCAGCTTTAGAGCAGCAATAGCATCAGAAATCTGAGTAGCAACAGCCTTGTCACCAACCTTTGTTTCCAGTGCATCAATATCACCCTCTGCAGTAGTAACACGAGTTGTAAGAGCGGTTAGGGCCTCATTAGTAGCAATACCAGCGTCCTTAATAACATTGTTGATAAAAGTGGTTAGAGCAGATTCAGATTTTGCCGCAGAAATAACGTCAGACGCCTTCGCGTAGAAGCTCCAACCAAGATCTTTGAAAGTTTTAACGCCATCTTCGCCAATCTTAACCATTACAACTGGCTCGGTCAGACCAGTGCCTGCGGAAGCAGCGACAGTTGCGAACGCAAGTTCGCCCTTTTTGAGAGGTAGAGTAGAACTATTCCAATTTTCCAGGGTATCAACTTTTAGTAAAATTCTAGTGTTTAGGATTTTCTCGGTAGCCACAATTAACAATCTCCTTTAATTATATTTTTATTTCATTCATTTTGTATTATCTAAATTAAGCAGAAGCTCCTCCATCAAGCACGAGATAATCACCGTCAGTCTGCACAAGCTTATTAATATTCAGACTATTAACTTCCATAGTACCATCAGTGCCAACTGCAACCTTATTCTCTGCAGTAGAGCTCATAACAACACCAAGAACAGTACCAGTAGCGACAGGGATATCAACACTCTTATCAGCAATGTCAAGAGCAGTACCGCCAACTTTAACAGACTCGATCTTATTAGCCTGAGCACCAGCCTCAATACCATCCAGCTTGGTTTCTTTCTCTGTGCTTAGTAGACCAAGAACAGTATCCCTATTAGTAGTAATCCAAGAGCCAAGCTCTTTAACATTAGAAGCATTAATTTCGCCACTAATTTCAACCGTGCCGTCTTCGGACAGCACAAGTTTCCCTAGCTTAGTAGCTTCGTCAGCAGTAATTAGACGAGCGCCCTCAACTTTATCAACTTTATTACCAAGAGCCTCTGTTAAACCACTAACCTTACCCATTGCAATATCAAGCAGGGTTAACTTCTTAGCCTCATCAAGACCAAACTGAGCGGTATCAACACTATCAATCACATTAACCTGCGCACCTTCAGCAATACCTTCCAGTTTAGTAATTAGAGTATCAGAGACAAGAGACTTGCCGTCTTCGACCGCTACCTTACCAGCAAGTGCATCAGACAGGCCGGTAACTTTGCTCATAGCAACGTCTAGTAGAGTCAGTTTTCTAGATTCATCAACCGCGAACTGAGCATCATCAACAACAGCAATAATGTTCTTTTCTGCGCCGACATCCTCTAGTGCCTTAACGCGTGTGGTTAGCGCAGTGAGGTCTGCGGCTTTTGCATAGTCACCAATCTTAAGAGCATCAACAACTTCCTTAATATAGGCAACAATAGTTGTAGAAGTTGCGCCCTCTGGTAGCGATCCAACAAAAGTTTCAAGAGCATCAATCTCGCCCTGAAGCGCAGTTTTATCTGCACCCTTTAAATAATCCTTCTCAATATTGGATACACGGGTAACTAGCTCTGCACTTGCAGTAGTATCAGACAGAATCCAATCGGCAATTTCCTTTAGAGTATCATATTTCGCATCAATACCGGCCTCGCCCATAATTGCAGTAATAGCATCTGTCTTAGCCTGAGTTGCCTCTTCGGTGATCTTTGTCTCAAGAGCAGTTTTATCAGCGGCCTTTAGATAGTCACCTTCGATAGTTGCTACACGACCAGCAAGAGTTGTGTCATCATAGACAGACTCGTTAATCATTTCAACAACAGTCTTACCCTCAGTAACGTTACCAATCTTTTTGTTAATGGCAGTAATGCTAGCAGTGTTGTCTGCGACACCTTTAACTAGGCCACCTTCAGCATTACCAACAGTTGATTCTACTGCGCCAATTCTAGTCTTCAGACCTTCAATTTCGGTAGCCAGACCTTCAACAGTAGTAGCGCTAGGTTCAACCCATGTAAGTTTACCGTCAACCAATAGTGGCTGATAATTAATTTTAGTGACAACTCCCTGATCGTCTTCTCTAGTTAGCTGCAGACCAGCAACACCATATAGACTTACAGTACCGTCTTCAGCTACAGTAATAGTAGATTCATCACCAACAGGAGAAGTACCAACCTTCTTTAGAGTGCCCGCTACATCCTGAATAGCATAAACAGTTGCGATATTATTCTCGCTATCAACAACAGTTAAAATCTGTCCAACATATGCAACAGGGTCAGTTTTCGCATAATTCTGAGCCGCTTCTAGGCTTGCCCATACGGAACTATTATCTAATGGATTAGGATTACCACGTCTGAAATTCAGGGGGAAACCTAGTCCATCAGCAGCAGTGTATTTATCTAAATTATATTTTGCCATAACTCATTTCCCTCCTTATGCTAAAGTAATCTTATGTACTTCGCCAGCATCAATTGCAGCAGGCTCATACACATACACATTGTACGAAACAGCAGTAGCACCATTTACACCCTCTACCTCAACGGCATTCGCAGTCTTTACATAAGAATCCGTTACAGGGGTATTCATAGCAGAAGTCAGAATAACTTCCTTTAAACCAGCACGAGTAGAAGATGCTGGAATTGCAATAACAATTCTCTTAGCGGTCGCACTACCATTTAGAGTAAAAGTCTTGCTACCATTATAAGCACCGCCATTGGTCATTCCACGAATAATCGCAGAAGTTAGAGGTGCATTAGCGGTTGCAGTATCTAGTACACCGTAAAAGAAACTACGATAGCCAGTAACTGCACTAGAAGTGGTAGACTTAGAACCAGCCGCAATCTTACCAGCCTCATATGGGGTCTTCTTATTGGTTACAGGAACCGCACCCTCGGTATGAGTGGCTTTCGCTGTAATCTTATAGTTAGTACCGTCAGCCACAGTAATCTCCGGGAATGTTCCAGAAGCAGATGCAGAAGTATTACCGTCAGTATCAGTAATTTCCCATGTAGTCACCGTAACATTAGTGGCTGGTCCATATGTGTAACTACCCGCATTAAACGTAGCGGAATAAGAAGGAATTACCTTAGAGCCAACTTCATACGCCTTGGCCTGAGAGAAAGTTAGCGCCACTTTAGGCTGAGTAGTAGTTGGATTCTGCTCTTTAACAAACATTGCCTCAAATACTTCCTTAATATTCTTGCCACTAGAAGGAATTGTACCCTGCCCATTGGTCAGTGTAATATAACCAATTTCCTTCGTAACAAGCATATCCTCGTCAAAATAGACATTATCCGCATTATAGTTACCATCCATGGCAACCCATTTAACACCATCATAAACATAGGCAGTATGAGAATACTTGCCACCGGCAATTAGAGTTTTTACAATAAAAATATCGTCTTCGTGTGTTTCGCCAACATTGCCAGCCGCTAAGACTCTAGCGATAACTTCCATGTCAGACTCGCCATCCTGTTTGACCCCCTCATAATGAGAAGCAGCGGCAGGAATTTCACCTGCATAAATAGCGGGTAGATTTTCGTATGTGGTTACTCCATCACCGATCTTAAGCGTACCTACATTAACGTCATAGCAAGGCTCGCCAGCAGCGGGAATAACATCCTTGTTTGTAACCCAGTTTGCGGAAGTATCACGTTTGAACTGAATTACAGTACGTAAAATTTGATTTGCCATTCTAAAATCTCTCCTTTATATATTATTTAAACAGCACTACCGCCATCTAGAACAAGTGTAGTTTCTGCATCATTAACTAGTTTTGCAACACTAACACTTCCAATACCAAGAGCGCCACTCTCTGAAATTGTTACTTCATCAGAAGCCGCCAAACCCGCACCAATAGGTACAACTACAGATTTATCCGTAACAGTAAGCGCATTTTCACCTAGTTTGACAGTTTCAATTTTATTAGCCTGTGCGCTTGACTCAATACCATTCAGTTTATCAAGTAGCGTATTAGTAAAGTCATTCGTAGATAGTCCTTTGTCTGGAACTGCGTCAACCTTACCAGAAACAGCTTTAGTAATCTGAGACGCTACACTTGTATCACCAACTAGACCCTGCAAAGATGTAATGTCAGCAGTTATGTTAGCAACTTCACTACCGTGCGCCGCAACATAATCAACAAGCTCCTTGAAAGTATTTACCGTACCGTCATCTGAAATCTTTTCCGCAAAATCATTAATCTTTGCGTCAATCTTTTTATCAACAGAGCCTTCACCCGTACCATCCATCTTAGTTTCAAGAGTAGATACTCTATCCGCAAGAGGAGATTGTCCTTCTCCCGTAGGAGTCAAAATTTCTTGTACTGCGCTTACTTCAGACTGTAGGTTTTTTACATCAGACTGCAACCCAGCAACTGTAGCTTGCAAACCTTCAACGGTCTCAGTTGAGGGCACAACCCATTCTAGCTTGCCTTCGGCATTCTTACGAGGTTGTGCGCCAGTCTCAGCCGCATCAAAACCAACAAGTTTAAACACATCATCTACAAGAACAATTGAGTTTCCATCCGCAGATACGGTAACACCACTGCCGCCGCCAATAGCACTTAGCTGCTCATAAGTCTTAACACCATCACCAATTTTTAAAGTACCCAGATCAAGATCAAAACAAGGTTCACCCGCAGCAGGTATTACACTCTTATTAGCTTCCCATTCCGCAGTAGTAGCTCTGCGAAATTGAATTCTCATTTTTAGAATTTGCTCTTTTGCCATTAGACATCTATCCTTTCTAAATTATTTTATATATGACAAAACGACAGAATTAATATCCCGCCGCACCGCCTCCATCCCACACCTGATATGTATCTTCTTCGTCTATATATCCATCACCATCGCCACCATCAGCGACGTTGATAATAATTTGCTCTCCATTACAATCACAAATTGGGGTGAGACTTTTATCATCTTCAACTACATGTGGCACCCAGCCTTCATCTAATTTAATAATAACAATATCTCCAGCTTTTCCACTTTCAACTGCCCACTTTGCCGCATCAACCATATTTGTGAACTTTATAAATTCCTTTGCACCAGCCTCAACTTCCTTAAGCAATGCCTCAAGCAATTCAAGTCTATTAAGAATATCCTCAACTACCGCATCTTGTTCGCATATATAATCAGTGGGAATTGGTTGCTGATATACTGCAAATTTAACAGACTTAATGGTGCTACAATATCCATCTTCGTCTTTTACACACGCATAAGCAATCAAATTTTTTGGAAGCTGCAACAGTACATCTGGAACATTACAAATTCTGAATCCATCTTTATCTGTATATACAGGACGCCGTTTTGAGTGTTCCATGTTGCGATTTGAAAAACGAACTTCTGTAACACGATCATCTAAAACAATTAACTTTTGCTTAGTGTCCCATTGCCAAAAATTTGTACGTCCGTCATAAATTTTAAATACATTCTGTGGCACAATCTCACCCCCTAACAGACTGTATTGCGTTATTAATCTGCTCTGATACAGATGTATCTCCAACAAGTTGAGCAATATGCTCAATTTTTTTTCGTAGCATAAAAATCTCATTTTTTAATGTTTGAAATTCTTCTTTATTAACAGTTGTATCAATTACTGTATTAAGTTGAACTGAAACTGGGGTGTCACCAATTAGTTCGCTAACTATTTCATTTGTTGATTTGTTTTCCATGCGTATCACCTCAATTCAGCTCATGTTTGTCCCATAGTTCTTTAGCCTTACGTGTTTCTGGACACTTTTCAAAAACAAAGACCAGGGAATCTTTTCTATATGTACCTGTATAGAGAATATCTAGAAGGTACTCAGGGCCAAGATGTGCTAAATATCGCTGACATTGAAGCATATTGGTCACATAAACACAGTTAGCTTCGTTATACTCTCGACCTGTAATCTTAGATATAATCAATTCCTTTTCCTCCTTTTTTGCGTAAAAAATAAGGTACTAAAACCTCGTTTTGCATGAAGTTTATAGTACCTTATTTATTTTCTTGCTTAACTACTTCATGTGATTTTGCTGCCTGTGGCGCAGCAGGTTTAACTACGGGCTTGGGGTCTTCTGCAAAGATGCTTGCAATATCGCGTTGGACGTAGTCTTTGAAATTTTCTTTGTTAGATAGATCACAAGCTTCGAGAGCTTTCCTAGCCTCGGATTTAGTCAACATTTGCATATTGTAACGAGTGCAAATGTCAAAAATGTTTTTACAGTTCTCTTCATGGAATTCTGCCATCCAAGAAGGCTTCATACGATCCTGAGAACAAGAACTACAATAAAGGTAAGTTTTGCCGCATAAATAGCATTCACGTTGTCTGCGAGCCATAAAGGTCACGCTCCTTTCAGTAAAATAAAAAGTGCGCTTCTATGAGGCGCACGTTAAAGTTGGGTTGTTTAGAATAGATTTAATTTTGTCGTCGATGAGAGTTTTATAAGATTCATCATGTTCTGTCCAATATGGGATAATTAAAAACTCATAACCGTTTGATATCGCATAATTTTTCTTAATTCCGTCACGATATTGTAATAATTTAAAGCCTTCTTCAGGGGTAACACCACGTTCTTTTGCGTCGGTTTTAGTATGTAAACATATCTCGTAATGCTGTTTCCCATTTACTTCAATAAGAAGTTTGCTGGTATTATTTATAATAAGTTCCCTGTCGTATGGTAATTGATACCCGGTTAACGGGTTAATACACACCAAAGAGCAATCAAACTCTTTATTGTATTTAAAAGAATAATTTACTAAAATATATTCATCAACTTTCTTCTGAAGATAACTATCAACAGAATCCTGATGACACTTTGGACATTCAAAATTTCTTTCCACGGCTCGAAACACCTGAGAACAATAATCGCCATGCATACCAGAATCACATTTAAACCACATTTTGCGCTTTGATTTGGGAGCAACATCAAACGGAGAACACTTATTTTTATTTGACCAAAAATCAATAGATTTAGGATATACATTTCCCAATGAATCTAGCAAATGAATTTTTTGCATATGACAATAAGAACATCTAATTCCCTTTCCAACAAAATCATATGGGCGCACAGAATAGCTGCCGTGATATTCTTTTTCTTGACATTTAATATATACAATACAATTAGACATTCTAGCAATAACCATCGGATCTACTTCATTTTTTTCGTAATCCCAATATTTATTTAAAAAGTCATTACAAATATTATCAATACCCCACTGCCCAAATGAATTGCATCCGACACAAATAATATTATAGTTACCAGATTTTTCTCTCATACTTAAATATATTCCGGTGCTAGAATGCTTTCCACATGGACATTTAAAATATGTTTTAACACGTGTATTAAAAGGTCGTTCATTTGGGGATTTTTTATTTAAATCATAATCCCATCTATCCAATAAATCTTGACGATTATTTTCCACACACCAATCATAGAAACTCTTTGTAAATTTCATATCATAATCCGCCTCCAGATTATATAATGCCTCTTTTAAATTATACAAGAAGGGGAGGGAGGCGCCTCCCCTTATCGACAGGACCAATTACCTTCCTATCTATCTTGTAAATAACATTATATCACATTCATTTTGTATTGTCAATACCTGGGAATTGTAAAATATTATTCCTGATCACCAGGGACAACAATAGAGAACACTGTTATGTTTAGACAAACCGCTACATTTGCCCGGCATAAAACATACCCTTTATCTTTCGATAAAGCACAGACTATATCTTCACCCACACGCGTGGGGCACACCACTTCGAGCGCCAATAGCTTGCACTCTACGAGAATTGACTTCTCTAGTCGTTGAGGATTCTCCTATTCGGAGCTTTCCTGCTGATTACCCATTACAAAGATGTTTAGGATTTAACCATGCACCATCTCATAACTTTTTTCTGCTTTCGCAACCATAACATTTATGCTTATTTCATCATTCTGCTTTGGTATATGAGCTTTAGGGTATTCCAGCACTTCAATGTGTTATTTATCATATAAATTACTTTATACGGAGACTATTCATAAGCGGTTATGCCGCCAATCCAAATCTCTTTTCCTTGTCGCAGTAGTCCTGCTGCGCCTTCATGCTGAAGGGGTGAGCACCATCATCACCTTAATTGACACACGCTACTATATCAATGCCTTTCGGCCTCATGCTTTCACATGAGATGAGACTATTTCTTCACCTTATTAAAATAAGGGCAAACCACTTCGACCATCAAACACTTATGGTCTACTCCCTAACGGGATAGTCGTTGAAGATTCCTCATGCCTTGCGGTTTAGAGGCTTTCCTGCATGAACAGCCATTATAAATGAACGTTTAGGATTTGACCATGCGTTCATCCCTACGTTTTTTCTACTTTCGTACCATCATATATTTTTTCAAACATATTGTGGTGTAGGGCTTTAGGCATTACCTGCAATTAAATTTGTGTCCTATGCACATCACTGTACACACGCCGCTGGTGCCATTTTCGGTAGCAATGCTCCAGTCAAAATCTGGAGAAAGCTTCGCGTTATTAAAAATTACATCTTTACCACACTTGCTTTCACAAGCCCATTAAAAAATGGTTGTAGTCTGGACCATACCACAATCTTATATATTAAGATTTTCTTATTATGGCCTCTGAACGTCCCTCTCATAAAGAGGTTTCGCTGCGTTAGATTGCCCAATCCTTAATGATTTTACCATACCGAAGCCGTTACTCTTCGCCGTTATCTATGTCTCCATGAAAACTTGGTTATTAAGGCTCTCAGGGGTTTCCCGCAATTTAAAGAATTTTCGATATACATCTCTGTATAAAGGCGCACTCATTTTACGCATAGATTAAATTCGTCTGATCACATACGTCGCAACCTAGAACTTCCATAATAAACTTGCAGCCAACAGGGAAGTTATTAGCAGAGTTAACAACCTCAACTGCATTCTCAGACTCGTACTCATACATTACAAACATATCAGTACCAACTGCTAGGCCAGTAGGTAGAGTCAGAGTATAATCCGCATCAGTATAAGCAAATGCATCTGCACCAGCAGCAGTCTCCTTTTTATACTTTACACCAAAGGTGCTATCTCCATTAATTGCATAAATCTCAGTAGGAGCAGCAACTGGCTTGTGCTTTAGAACATATTTACCACCTTCTGCAACAGTGAAACTCTCCATAACAGGTACAGTTACCTTCGCGCCAGTAGAAGCAACCTTCTTAGAGGTACCAAG